TCACCTTTGTTATCCTTCTCTCTAAACGTGGTTACCGTCATGTCCAACATTTCAGCCGCTACGGAGATACGTACCCAGTCCTGTCCATTCGCAGTCATCACGTCCTCCTTATTGATTAGACACAGGCACGCAACGGGGCCTATACTACGGACTGTGCGGTCGATGGCGAGGCGTGTCGTATATTGGTGCCCAAGCCACCATACTACTCAATTCGAAACAGTCCTCGTACTGTATCATCTCATACCGTAGTGGGTCTGTCAATAGGGTGGTGTGCCAGATGGGACCCGTAGGGGATAATGGTAGGGGGTTACTGCTATTGCTTGGTTGCTTGGTTTTCGCAGCTCTTACCGCGGGGGGAGACACTAATTGGGGGGGCGCGGCGGCGGATGCAAACATCTGTCTGCTGGAATCCCAGGGGGTCTGTGGGACAATGGGAGCATAATAGACGTTATACCGTTTTCCGCCGGGCGTCGGCGAGCTCCTTCGAAAGTGTCAAAAATGCAAAGTATACTTTGCATTTATTATGTTACATTTTGAGGTAACGTGGGGAGCGGCCGCCCGAAGTGTTGGTCTATAATCCCTACCTGGTATCTGTTACTGCGATAGCCTGCACCTGCCGCGGCCTCCCCTCTGCCTTACCTCTGTCAGGCCCCCACCTCCCTGCCTGTCGGTAGTGTCAAAGGGCAGGCCCCTCTTACACTCCTCCACTACCGAACGCCCCACCTGGGCCAACCTAATGCCCCGTTTCTAGCCTGTTCCGCAGGATCCCCCTTGTTTTGACCCTTCTCAGCTCCTGCCCCTGTCAGGTCTGTCTCTCCCCAGGCCAGCCTGTCGCGTCGTCTCGGGCCTGTACACCCCCAGCTCCTGACTCCCCCAGGCAGGCCCCCGCGTCTACCTTATAGTATGCCTGCCGAAGATTGTTGCTGTAGGCTCTTGACAATCTACGGCAGGAGCCTTAGACTGTTACCGCATAATATGGAATAGGCTAACCGGAGGGTAGACAGATGACGAGACGGGAGAAGGTTGCGGATAGGCTCAACGCGCAAACACGCGCGCTCGCACAGGTAGAAGGTTGTGGACTAGAAGAGGCGGCCATAGCTACGGCCCTTCGGTGGGGTAGCATTCGGCGAGACAGAGACGGCCGCCTGTTGGACTGTGCTACCGAACAGGGCACTAGCATTGTATTGCGCGGCGTGCGCGGCAACTTCCTCGCGTTCTGCTAGCCATGGGCAAGGTGATTCCGAACAGTCCAGTAGTAGCGGATCTGCAGGCCGTCTGTGACCTGACCTCTGAGGTCTTAGGTGTGCATCGGCCCCTGCGCCTGCTAGTCACTACCTCACTACATGGACGCGCCTGCTACCGTACCCACACCATTCGCATTCCGCAGTGGGCAATCGACGAGGGCGAGCTCTTCACTACCTACTATATCGTACACGAAGTGGCCCATATCGCGACCAAAAGCAAGCACGACCAAAGATTCCGAGAGGCAGAAGAGCGTGGACTGGCCGCGTGGGGTATCACGTTGACGCGCAAGCAGAGAGGTGTCTACTGCGAGGCGTTGACTGGACTGGGCATGCGTTGGACTGAGAGGTCGGCGGAGGTAGTCGAGAGACCGGCTTAGTGCTATCGCATACTGTCCATACTGCGAGACGAACCGACGTCACTACTACGTCAAGGACGTGTGGACCTGCGGTAAGTGTTCAGCTATACGAGAGGAGGCGTTATGCAGATTGTAAAGTGGCCGTATGTTGATAGCACAGGGGAGTGCGACGTTTGCGGTGCTATGGTACGGGAGGTTGGCCGTGCCAATCGCGAGACGTCCACAGAGCCTGCAAACCTGTTTTGGTGTGCAGGTTGTGGCCAGCTTTACCTTCAGGCCGTGGACGCGCCGACAGAGACGAAGGAATCGGAATGACTGACTGGGTGGCCAAGGTGATTGTGACCTTAGGCCTGTGCGCGTTAGTGATGTGGGGATTTGTCGTGGCCTGTCGTGGATTAGAAGTCTTGGTCTCCAGGCAGGCCGTGATTCTAGCACCGATACCATAGGGAGGTAGGGAAGATGGAGACGCTGCGAATCGGAAGCTACTCGGAAGGGACAATGAGGGATGCTGACCTGATCCCAACATTCCTCGATGCGCTAGAGGATGTGGACAAGGAGCGCGCGGACAAGCTGGAAGCGGAATCCGGAACGACTGACGAGGAGAGCTGGGAAGACTTCGTCGACAAAGACCCGGAAGCGGCCTCCCAGCTAACGACTGACCTGTTCGACGTTCTCGGCGAGTACTGTCCTGAGTACTGTGACTTCGGGGCCTCCGAAGGCGACGGGGCGAGCTTCGGTTGTTGGCCCGACGTGGAGGCCTTGCAGGAGGCCGTGCGCGACGGGGAGGTGCTAGACTTCGACAAGCTGGACAGGCCCAGCGTAGGCCAGCTTGTCTGCGAAGTCAACGAACGCGGGAATGTCTCGCTCTACCGGGTGAAGGTGAGCATGGAGCTGGAGGAGGTGTGGGCAATCGTATAGCCGCGTTCTCCTGTGGGGCCAGGCCTTCGGGCCTGGCCCTTCCCGTAGGCCTCTTATGGAGGTCTACGGGAGGGTAGAGACATGACAAAGGAGGAGGCAGGGAAGATGACTTCTTATGAGGTGAACGTGACGCACACAGGTAGGAGCATGGGCCAGCAGGGGAACGAGGATGGATTCAACATCTTCGACGAATCCCAGAAACACTTCGGCACGGAGAAGGAGGTATCGGACTGGCTTTGCGAGCAGTACCAGACCTGCAAGGCCCTGCCCATGTACCACGACGCGGCCGTCAACGCGGAGGGCACGCACCTCCCAGTGGGAGATATCTACTGCTTCAAGAACAAAGATATCTCCCATGATTCGGCCTGGTGGTATCAACGGGACTGGGTGTCTGTTGTGAAGGTGGAGGGGAGTGCCTACAGTCCAAAGGGACAGAGCAGATCCGTGGTCAGAATCAAGCGCGCGGAATAGCGCAGTAGACACAGGGCCAGGCCTTCGGGCCTGGCCTTCCCGTAGGCCCCCGATGGAGGCCTACGGGAGGGTAGCACAATATAGGAGGTAGGGACCATGAAGCAGTTACCACGTTTGACAGAGGCGGAGATCACATCACTCAGTGACCAATTCTCCGCGCTCGCAGTACCAGGCGACGCGCCGGCATATCAACGTTGGCATGCCGCAATCGAGAAGATTCCCTGTGTGCTAGAGGCCCCGTTGGGGGAGATCACCAATCCCGACATAGCAGGCTTTGTCTGGGCCTGGGGAATCCAGAGCGCTATCGAGACGTGTCGTATCGAAAAGGCCGACCGTTTCGACGCGCAAGGACTGGAGGGCAAGCTGCGCGTGCACGTCGCGTTGACCACCGCGGTGCTAGTCTGGCGCGAGCTCCCTCCGCACCGTCGACAGATCCGGGCCGATAGGGCACAGGTGCGGCGCGTGCTAGCCTACTTCGCCCCGACAGTGGAGGCGTTGACGTGAGACGCCTGCGCGTGTTCTGGCTATTCGCACACTGGCGCGTCTTAGTGCATGCGCGGGAGGCGGCCGAGCATCTATGCTGTCGGCCCCTCCTCCTCTTCGTCTGGGAGCTGGAATGTCAGACAGGTGAAGAGCTGCTACTGGCCGCAGGATTCCCGCGAGGAGGTGAATGCGATACCGACCTGTAGATGTGGAGGCTGCGAGTACACCTTCCGGCCAGACACAGGAAATCCCGACTTTGACGCGCACTGCGAGGAGGCGACGCGCCTGCTTGACGTGCGCGCCCCGCTCTGGACTGCGGAAGGGTACGCCGCGCACTGCGCTTACATGACACATACCCGAGAGGCCTGGCCTCCGGAATGGTTTGCGCCAGACGGCCACTACGTGACCTCAAAGGAGATCGCGGCGCGCCGACGCGGCGGAGGTAGCACCGAAGTGGACTGGTTGGATTTGGACTGCGGCGAGAAGTAAGCAAGCCACTACTTGCCTGCAAGGGCAAGGCAGGCCTGCCACCTAGCATCAGGGAGGGTACCCTTATGGGGACTGCGACGCGGGTAACGGCCGGGCCCGAAATACCACAGGTAACGGCCGACTCCGAAATACCAGACGTAACAGAGGTAACGGCGAGCGGCGATCCCTGGGAAGACCAGGAGGTAACAGATGCCTGGGAGGATTTGCAGAAGCGGGTAACAGACGCGGTGTTGCGCGCGCTGTATATAGATGGACGCGTGCTTGGCAGGCGCGTAGGCTAGGGAGGCGACATGACAAGTCTACGGGAAGAGCTGAGGCATTGGGAGCAGACCTGTGCGGAGCGGCGCAGGGCCGAGGAGAAAGCCGCGCATAAGAGCATATACAATAAGAAGGTTGCGCGGCGCGTGCGGGGAGGTAACAAGGCGAAGCGTAGGTTCTAGGTATTGACAATGCCGGGCTTACCGTGTATACTACAGTAGATGTGCAGGGAACTGGGCCGGGCCTAGGAACCCCGGCCCCCTCCCCGGAGGTGTCGGAGACATCTGCGGGGAGGGTAACATGACCAGAAAAGCAAAGCTCAAGCATCCTGACAGCGTCGACGAAGTAGTAAGCCGGGTACAGGCAAGAGGAAGCCGCTTCTTCGACGCGGATACAATGTGCTTCTTCGGGTGGCGGGTGTTGTGTGATCTGTACCGGCAGGAAGGTGGGGAATGCTGCTTCTTCGTGACAAGCGAGCGCGACAAGGTCGGGGGAGGAGCGCGGGCCTACAGCGTCCGCCTTTTCCATACGCCAACCGCGCAGGTTGACAGTGTTGGCGTATTCAACGAGCTGACGCGAAGCGTTGCCCTGCGCGTCGCGCGCGACCTCGGCGCGGGTACGATGCAGCTTCCGATATGGAGTTCCTCTAGCATTCAGCTCCCTGACGGGCAGAAGGGCCACATATCGGACGCACGCCCCGAGGGCAAGGCCTGGTCTTATGCCGTGCGGGTCAATGATCCCGACAAGAGCTGCAGCGTCTACGTCGGCGAGTTCTTGGCAGGCGCGTTGGTAGTGACCTATGCCAACGCGCCCGACTGGGGCAAGCACCTCAACACCGAGAAAACTGCCTGACCCCTCGCCTCCTGGGGCAGGGCGGTGGCCTCCCCCCTGCCCCCTCCCGCGAGGCTCCCTCCGGGGCCTGGTGGGAGGGTAACACAGTGGCAAACGTCAACACCGCAGAGCTGGCAAGGATACTGAGGAAGGCAGCCGATAAGATCGCGGCGGGGCAGACCGAGGGCAAGCTTATGGATGTGAACGGGAACAGCGTCGGCGAGTACGGCTTCTGGCAGGGCCGGACGGATGGTGGTATGCGCAGCTTCCGCCTCACCATAACCGAACTCGACAACGACGCGTTTCGCGACGACTAGAGCGGCAGGGCCACCTCCCCCCGAGCATCCTCCGCATAATTGGGGCCGGGGGGAGCGTCCTGCCCCCTCCCGCGAGGCTCCTTCGGAGTTTGGTGGGAGGGTAACGGAAAGGAGGTAACGGCCCGAACGAGACGGAGTACGTGGAGGTTGAGGTCTCAGAGCCGGAAGCGATGTAGCGGACAGATCGGGGTGGCCCGGAGTGGCCTGGTAAGCCACCGCCTTTCAGCGACCTAGACTGTGAGGAACTAGAAGCAGTGACATTGGGGCCGGGCCGCCCCCTCCCGCGAGGTCCCTTCGGGGTCTGGTGGGAGGGTAACAGGAATGGATACAACCAGACTCTGCCAACAAGCCCGGTACGATATCGCCGACGAACTACACCAAAGAGCGTGTGATACAGGCAGGCCGCCAGACGAGGCCGAGGCGCTTCGACTGGTAAGCACGGTGGTGACGTGTGCAGAAACCCTGTCCCAAGCGCAATGTTGGGCAAGGGCTCTGGTAGCGCGCGCCTCTTGTCGGTATCGTGCCGCCACTAACGCCCTGCAAAGGCTAGAGGTGTGCTGGAAAACGGCCGAACATGACACAGAAACTGGGCGCTATCCAAGCGCGGACTGACAGTCCGCGCCCTCCCCGCAGTTCCTTGTCGGGGCCTGCGGGGAGGGTAACACAATGACAGGATGGCCACGCAAAAACGAAGAGATCCGGCTGTATCGTGAGTCGAAAGGTAGCTATGTCGCCGTACTTATGGGTGCAGAACACCGAACCGTAAGCGGCTACCAGGAAGCACTCGCCAACGTCTACTACGGTACGCGCCCAAGCCTATGCCTCACAGCTGTGCGCCTGCCCCTACCGTGGGCTACGCGTGCAACCTGGGAGGAACTGCCGCCAGAGTGGCGAGAGGCATTCCGAGAGTATGGACTGACCGGTCGGGAGCGGGGAATGGCGCGGGTACGTTCAGGGAAGACGCGGGGAGGGTAACAGATGACAACACAGACAGAACGCGAAGTGATCGCACCGGAAATCTGCATCGCCTACATCGACGAGAGCGAACACATCACAGACCCGGAGCTGCTGGCGCGCACCGGTCGCTGGTGGGGCGTCTACCTCTACAACCGCAAGGAGGCCACGCACTGCTGCGAGGTAACGCCGTCGTACTGGCTCGAACTGGTCGGCTACTACGTCGAGCGCGAGATCGACGATGCAACACAGGAAGAGCTGGTGAGCATCCTCGGCCAGGATATGCAGGACTCCTCGGGTGGCCACTACTACCACTGCCACAGCGTTGACGCCTGGCATATGGTAGACAGAGCTATACTCTTCGCGGCCCTGGAGACAGCATCTGCCGATACGCTGCCGGTAAGCGCGCTGCTCGAAACGGTTAGTGCGGACGTAACGGGCGAGGATGCAATGGAAGGCGTGGCCGAGTACGTCCGCGGTAACGGGTACACCGTGACTTAGGAGGGTAACAGATGGTCCCCATAGAGGGGAGGTATCAGACCTAACCGCCGATCAGGTGCGGGAGTTGATTGCGCAGTGCCCAACACTTGCAAGGGAGGGGCTAGGGGTCTACGCTAACACGCGTGGAAGCGGGAAGTGGGCAGACTTTACGCGCCTGTTCTCAAAGCCTGCGTGATAGGTAACAGACGAGCTGCTATACTGGTCGCGCCGAAGAGGGGTAACAGGACGAGAACCTGAGGAGCGGACTGATGATCTGCAGTCTATGCAAACAGGATAAAATACGGATTGCGATGGTGGGTATCCCTGATCCCATCGAGCCCTCTAAGATGTATGTTGTCTGTAGGGCATGCGCCTATCTAGTACCAAACTCTGTTCTCCTAGATAGAATCAAGAACGCGCTCGCCTCGAATGCAGACGAAAAGGATGTAACAGACGAGCTGCTATACTGACACACAGAACGAGGAGAGACATGGAGATCCGATGGGATGTGAGTAAGAAGGACGCAAAGCTAATCGCTAAGATCACGGACCGGGCCGCGGCCATCTTCGCGAGACACGACGCGCCGTTCGACCGCACACAATTCGCGATGGACGTTACAGCCGCGCACCGGAACGGCTGCCCTCTGAAGTTGAGCGCCCTGCTAGCATCGGAACCGTTCGACTTCAACCACGATATCGAGGGCATCCAGCGGCACATCGACCGGACAACGGGCCGTATTGCTGGCGGGTTCCTGCCGCGGTTTGCAGCGTAGCTCTCCCGTGGTGGGGTGGGGGATAGGATAGGATAGATGAGAGAAGAGAGGAAGGTGCTTGCGGGTACGATATCACGAGAATACGGAGAGGCGTGGTATGAGGTTCACCAAGAAGGGCGCGGCGATCTTGGCTGGCGTTGCGTGTCGAATAGCTGGGACCAGGCCAAGGCCTCTGCACTAAGGCGCACCAAGGAAACCGGCGAACGGCATGTCGTTACCGTGGCCAGCGAGAAACCCCTATCGCAGAGGTGTGTGCTCTACCGGACCCGACGACCACGCCAACCAGCCATGCCACCACCTATCAAGGATCTGTAGAATTAGTTACCCCGCGCGCTGCTCCTGGCCCCCACCTCCTTGTGTTACCCTCCAATCAAGCGGGCAGGGTCGGGGGCAGCGCGGGGGGTAACAGACGAGGGCGAAATGAGTAACAGGGCGAGAGCCCGAGAGGAGAGAGGAACCATGGCAAAGAGACCATTTCGAGAAGTACAGGGAATCGCGATCAACCAGCGCGCGGAGGGTGATTATCACCTCATCGTGCAGCTCAGAGCAGGCAAGCAGACGCGGCGAGCGCCAGGTTCAACCCGGTTTTCTACCCTGGATGCTGTGCGAAAGGCGCGCAGAGACACCGCCGTTCTGATCGGTTGCCGCGAGCTGTAATCCCCTGGTGAGGCGGGGCGTAACACAACAGGGTTTGTCTTTCACGTATGCAACACAGGGGTAACAGATGAGCAAACGGATACCCAGAGGTGTCAACTCGGCCCTCAGTGATGTGGTAACATGCTACCGTTGCGTACCCTATGAGGGGCAGGAGTTATATGTGGCATTCACTGGCGGGCGGATCTGGCACAAAGCCACTTATCGAGACAAACGCTTCCATCTGGCTTGTGGTAGGTCAATGGCGTACAACTGGAAGCGGCGGCCTGCGTGGCGCATCACACGCTGGCCGCGCCGTAGATGCCCCAAGTGTGTGGCGGCGGAGGGTAACAGATAGGTGAGAACCCAGGCATGTCGGGATTGCCACTTCTTCAAGGTTCGCTTATCTAGGCATGGGAAGCGAACGGGGTGGGGTGTCTGCACGTATTGGTACGGCGGCGACTACGCCATACTTGGTGAGACAGTCCGGTCGTCAGAGTGGTGTCGGCAGCATCACGCGAGAGAAACAGGTGTGAAGCTCCGTGGGGGGCGATGATTGGTGAGTTCTCACCCTACCGCTCCAGCTCGGCGACGCGCTCCTCGGCGCGCTCAAGTCGAGCCAGGATCCCACGCGGCGAGTCGACACGCACCCGATGACGCGTCGGCACGTCGACCGTACCGGTAACAGCAGCGGCGGCAAAGCTGCGGCGTACATCGTCTTCGTCGCCCTTAGCGTAGTGCATAGCCATGGTGAGGGTGCAATGTCCGAGCTGACGCATAATATCTTGCGGTGGCATGACCTGTCCGGTCAGTCCGCCACGTCCCATCAGGTAACCCGCGGTATGTCTCAGTTTGTGGGGCGAGCAGCGCGTCGGCGGGAGTCCAGCCTTTGTGGCATAGCGGCGCAGGTTCATGCGTAGCACGTCCGTATCGACCGCACTACCAGGCGCGGCGTGGTTCGGATGCCGAGAGCAGTTGACGAAGAGAGGAGCATCATCGTCGATATCATACTGGGCACGGTAGGCAAGCCAGAGGTCGAGCGGCTCGGCGAACTCGGGAAGGAGGTGGCGGCCGCGTCTATCTTCTTTGTGTGGCAGCCAGACCCGCCGCTCCGTCCGGGTCTTCGCGGTTTCCGCGGCTACACGCAGCCAGCACTCCGCCATATTCAGATCAGAGGCGCGGAGGTAACAAAGTTCGCCGATGCGCAGTCCACAGAACGCGGCGATGTAGAGCATGAGGTAGTCGCGCAGCCCACCGGGCCTATCCCGGTTTGGCGCGGCCAACAGCTGGGACAGTTCGTGTGGTTTGAGTCCTGCCGGCGCTCCGCGCCGCGGCTCGCGTCGCTTCCGAATCGAACGGAACGGATTTGTCGTCCATACCGCCTCCGCTATCATCCAGTCGCCAAAGCTCTGCGCGGTCTGCAGCGCCATGTTTACGCCGCGTGCGGACAGCCTGCCATCAAGTTCGACGATGTAGTCACCAACAGCTTGTCGTGTAACAGCGGTCGTGACGCCATGCGCGGCGCACCATGTAGCCAGCCGCTGCAACTGGAGCTGATCGATCCGACGCGTCCCCGCCGACAAGCCCTGGACTTGTCGCCACTGAAGGTAACGGTCCAGCATCAGGTCCCAACTTGGTGTGGTTTCGACAACCAGTTCTGGCACAACCGAAGCGGTGAGATCATCAAGCGTAACGGCGGTGCGCCGCGGTTCGGCTCGCATACATCCTCCTAGGCAGCGTAGCAAATCATAGCACTGTTACAAATCGAAGTCAAGACCTGCTGTAACAGATTGTGCGGTAACAGCAGAATCGCCCACAGAGCCTCTGAGAAGCTATGTGAGCGATTCTGGCACGCCCGGCAGGATTCGAACCTGCGACCCGCTGCTTAGAAGGTCGTACCATAGATTACAGAAGCACTTAGCGTATACTGGCACTACGAACCATCCTACGTTATAGCATTGATCCGAAATTGTCTAGGCAGTGTAGCATTTCACGACTATGGAGTGCGTGTTAGCGCCTATCTAAGCATGGTATCGTAAAGGGAGAAGATCACTATGCGAGAGACAACGCTACGTCCAGTTGAATCACGTGATGCGTACTATCTGCTCGACACGATACGTGCGATGTATGGCTGGCGAGATCCAGCTACCAGCCCGTTGACCGGAGCGGCGCTGGTCCGTCAGCTCGAACGACAGTTTCCAACGACGACATGGTTCATTGTGGAATCGCGGAGTCGGCTCGGTATACGAAGCGTTGGCATCGCCGAGTTCGAAGAGGACCAGCCCTACGTCTACAGCCTCAAACTCTATCTCGGCACCAACGCTAAGGGCCGCGTCACCTCTGATCTCTGGACAAACATTGTCGACGCTGGCCACCGACTCGGCGCGCACCGCTTCACATTCGAGGTCGCCGCGTTCCACACCGACTTCCTACGCATCGTCCAGCGCCACACCCCCGGCGCGGTCCACGAGGGCACCCTTCGCTCCGCGGTCCAACATGACGGTAAATGGTGGGATGTTCACGTCTACGGCTATATCTACGACTTGACAAAGTAGGCGGGCCGTGCTACTATAGTAGTAGCCAATGCCTCGACCCCGCGGCTTGCCGCCTGGTCGGTGAGAAGAGCGATGCTGGAACGCACAATCGAGGAATACCTACAAGCCCTAGTTGCTCGGAATCTCTCCGACAACACCCTCACGATCTACCGCTCCCAGATGCGCCGCTTCGACGAGTGGTTAGGCCGTGTCGCCAAGCACCCCCACGACGTTACCTATGCCGACCTTACGGCATGGAGCCAGGAAACCCAGGACGAGATCTCGCCGAAGACTTGGAACCATTTACTGGCGGTGCTGCGTGGCTACTACGACCACCAGATCGCGCTGGGGCGGTGCCTCCACTCGCCTATTAGTAGGGTGCTGGCACGACGGACCTCACACCGTGAACCCAGTCCGCCGCTTCGACGCCGACAAGTCCAAGCCATCTTACAAGCCGCCTACCACCTCGGCGATCCCTGGCCCTTAGTAATAGGTGTACTCGCTGGCTGTGGGCCGCGTATCGACGAGGTCTGTAAGCTGGAACGCCGCGACTTCTATCAGGCCGAGGATGCGCGTTGGTATCTAAGCATCATCGGTAAGGGTGATAAGGAGCGGCATGTTCCCGTGCCGCAGGGCTTAGCCGATGCACTGCTGCGCTACTTAGAGAAGCGCTGGGATTCGGAGCGCGAAGCACCCCTGCTCGGCTACTACCACGCGCTAAGTCGGGCACACATCGCGCCGGAAACGATACGATACAAGCCCCGCCTCCATGCCCTGACCCCCGGCTATGTGCGCCGCGCCATTGAGCGGCTGCGCGACAGTCTCGGCATGGACGTGCTCACGCCCCATATGTTCCGCCGCTACTGGGCGACGCAGCAGATCAGTAACGGCATCCCGTTGGGCACGGTTCAGAAAGGGCTGGGGCACAGCAGCGCGACGACAACGCTGCACTACTACGCCCCCGACGATGAAGAGCTGAACAGGTTGGGTGAAACACAAGTACCGGGGATGGATGATGGGCAAGATCTATAGGATCGGCGCGCAGGCTTGGCAGAAGCTGGATGCCGGCGAAACGGTGTATCTCGGGCCGGGCGTTGCCGTGGCCTATGACGAGCGCTTCCTCAAACTGAAGCGTGCAATCGCGGCGGCGTGGCAAAGAGGTGACAGTGCAGAAGCCTCGGCACTGGCGCAAGAGGTGTTGGGCCATCCCGGAGCCGCTATCATAAACACTGGAGGACAAGATGTCCCTAACCAAGGAAGCATGGCCGTTGATATCGGCAACAAGAACAGTCGTTGAGAGCGCGTCGAGTACCCTCTCAACTATCCTTACCGACCACACACTAGCTGTCGGAAACCATGCCAAGGCACGGCGGCGCTTGGCATACGTCCGGGGCAAGCTGGACTCTGCCCTGATTGTATTGGAACAGGCCGAAGCAGCCATGGCCGACTCCAAGAGGTAACGATGAAACCGATACGCCAAGGCATCGAGAACATCATCGGGATCGAGGGTATTCCGTTCGAGCGCGCGCCCGGTCCTGGTCGCCTCTTCGCCATTGAGGGACCGGATCGCGTCGGTAAGTCCACAATTGCATCACACCTCGCCACACGCCTCGGCATACCATACTGGCGCTACGATCAGGGTGCACGCGACGAGACAAAGACGTTCATTGATGCCCTGCTCCGATCTGACACGTGCCTACGCGAACCCGCAATCATACAGTACGCCATGGCTATTGCGTATCGAGAAACACAGCAACGGCTGGTCGACACGCTGCAAAGCGGCCAAGACATCGTGGTTGATCGGTGGTGGCTCAGTCCTATTGTCTACGGCGAAGCCATCGGACTGCCCCTAGACTTCTTACTCCAGCACAATCGCTGGTTCGTCGTTCCCGACTGCGTACTGATCGTTACGCGCGACTTCTGCCTGCCTGGTCGGGAAGAGAAACGCAACCGTTACGACACCGAAGAGTTCCAGGGTCGCATCCGGCAGCTCTACAACATCCGCTACCAGTGGTGGCGGCAGCGCGTAACCCCAGTTCCGATCCAGATGGTCAAGCTCGGACACCAAGGCCCGGAACAAAGCGATGAGTGGGCGTGGCGTGCGTTCCGACGCTTAGAGCAGCAGGTGTGATATGGGTAAGTTGACTGCGGCAGAAAATACTTGGTACGAGCAGATTGAGCCTGGGGTTCGTGGCTTTGTGCGCCACCTACGCAACCGCGGATTCAACACGACCTGTTCATGCGAACACGAAATGTTGGTGCAGATCGCCTGCGATGCCAAGGATCTAGACTTGCTCTGGTCTGTCTGCATGGAGTTCTACGACGACGAAAATGCTTGTGAGATTCAGTTCTACTGGCATTCCTGGTCTAGGTTCGCCCAGGTCTTGATACGGATGCCGGACGGGAGCTTCAACCCGAAGTGGAGTGGTAGGCGAGATTGGGCGGGCCATCCATACCAGACGGAGCGAGGGGTGAGCGATGAGTAACAGCTTGCACCTCTATCGGATGCTGCCCCACCAAAACGCGGACTGGCAGATTCTCGTCGTGGCACACAGCGCGAAGGAAGCTAAACGGTTGGGGTGGCCTGTGTTGCGGTACACGAATCCAGCCGACATACCTGAATATCTGAAGTGTTGGGTCCAGCTTGAGCGCTGTGTTGCAGTCCCAAACGATGTGATCGAGCCAGTAGTCATCGAGAACTGCGATGATGCGCAATGGACATGTGTTGCTTGGTCCTACGAACAGTGCCCGCACACATGCCCACGGTTCAAGTCCGAGCGAGAAGGGTGAGCAATGGCCCGACGGATTGAACGATTCCTACTCGGCTTCAGATGGGGACGTAAAATCGTCTGTTGGTGGGGTTGGAAGATGGCTCCGTGGCGATACACCACATACTGGCGCGAGGAGTGTGAGCGCCTACGAGCCTGCCAGATCCGCGATCAGCTCAAGATTCAAGACCTCAAACAAGAGAACGCCCAGCTCAAGATTCAAGACCTCAAACGAGAGAACGCCCGGCTCAAGCGTGGATTCCGGGCCGTGAAGAGGTGAGTAATGACCTTTGATGATCTGGTGAAGCTACTGGATGGTAAGACGCTCGGGCTGGACTACATCACCTGCCCGCACTGCGGGTATGTGAACATGGACACCTGCGACTACCCGGTGGACCTGACCGAGGAGCCACAGACACATGAGTGTGGGGAATGCGAGAAGGAGTTCGAGGTGTCAAGGCACATCGTCTACCATTGTGACAAGCCCGAGGTGGGCGGTGGCTAGAGATATGTACATCCTCGCACTTGATCTAGCAATCACTACGGGATATGCCTGTAAGGCCCCGTGGGGGAGCGAGTCAGGGGTCCAGAAGTTCGAGCTGAGACACGGCGAGTCGCCCGGCATGCGCTGGATACGATTCCGCAAGTGGATCCAAGAGCTGTGTCAGGACCGACTGCTCGGGCAAGGTAACTGCTTCGATATAATCGTCTACGAACAGCCCATTGTGGGCCAGCAGCGATCATCGGATGCCGCCAACATCGCGTTCAATTTGTCAGGTAAGGTCCAGGAGTTTGTCGCCGAGTACGGCGGTGAGTGCGTGCCCGTACCGATCGCTACGCTAAAGAAGTGGGCGACTGGGCGGGGTAATGCAGGCAAACCCGAGATGGTGGCTGAGGCGCAGCGCCGACACCCCGAAATCGAGATCATCAACCATGATCACGCCGATGCCCTACTCCTACTGGACTACGCCTATGCCGAGCTGGTGCCCGTGGCGGGGAGGAGCGAGTGATGAGTGAGGTTGACATGCGGGCTTGTGTGGTCTGCGGGCGACGGCGCGAACTGGAGTACCACCACCGGAATGGAAATGCTCAGGATAATAGGGCGGAAAACGGGGTTTGCCTTTGCCGAAGGTGTCATGTCGCTATACACGCCGAGAAGAACCGACAGCGCAACCGAGCGCGCCGTAGCCGTAACCTGCAAGCTTTACGCGCCCGCGTCGACGCGGCGGAGCGTGGGGTGGATGTGGGGAAGGTGGTGGACCATCTCGCACACGCCTGGTATGTGACGCAACGCAACTGGCACGGACGCCAGGAGGATCGCCAGTTCGAGTTGGCGAGGCATGTCAGTTACGCGCTTGATCATCTAGTCGGCAGACCTTGCGCTTGGTGTTCATATGGTGAGGCTGTGGCATCACTCACCTTTGCATCCAAAGGCCTTGAAGTCCTAAGACAGGAGGTGGGTAGTGAGTAAGTGTCCGATCTCAAAGGATTGGTCGTCTTTGTATATCGACGGATACGGTGTATGGGTACTGCCCCCAACAGCGTTATATAACGCTCAAGATGGATTCCGCGCTCAGAGGGAAAACAGATTCCCCAAATATATGCAGTCACTCGGGGCCATGCCCCTCCCAGACCTACTCGAACTGGCAGCGCGCGCCGAGGCGGCAGAGGCTGAACTCCAGCGGGTACGATCTGCGGCCGCGGCGATGGTGCCCCATTATGTTCTACGCGTTTGGATTGGCCTGTGGGAGAAGCAAGTCGAGAAGGCCGAGGCGGCGGAGGAGCAGGCGACGCTGACATGGGAAAACGCGGAGAGATTGGCGGGTTTTGTGAAGGGCCAACTTGCCTATGAGATAGATCAGAATCGACTTAGGTGTCAGACGCAATCCCAATCACAGAATTGCCCAGACTGTGAGCGCGATTGGATCTGTCCGTTTGCGGATGCAGTAAAGGCCCAACGCGAAATCCTCGACAGGCACGCGGAGCTACGAAAGAAGCTGGAAGGTCACAACGCCGATGGGGACAGTCTCAATACCATACTAGGTGCCCCCACATGCTTCACGAGCGGTGTAAAAGACGCCCCAATCCTCGTAGGTGATCCAACTGACACATCACCCGATAGATGTACCTATTATGGCTGCATACACAACCGCAATGGTCTGTGTGGAGACCTGAAGCGAGTTCGGGGTAACAGTGGCCACTGCCCAGATCACAACTGACGCGGTCCGCTCCAAAATCGAGAACTTCGGATCGCTCGATTCGGATACACAAACCCAACTGATCGAGGCGCTGTCCTACGATGTACCCGGCGCGTTCTATACCCATGCCGCCTCGGAAGGCCGTTGGGATGGCCGTGCCCGTCTCCTCACCGAACGCGGCACCTACCCAACCGGACTGACCGCACGGGTCCGACACATCCTAGAAGAACGCGGCTACATCGTCGAACTCATCAGCAAGTTGCCCACACTCATCGTTGCGGCTACACCCCCACAATCCTACTTCCCACATCCTCTTATCCCCGAACAGGTCGAGGCTGTGCAGCACATCCTCGCGTTGCGAGAGCAACGTCCACAACTGCCCCGCGGCATGATCAGCGCGCCGCCTCGATCGGGGAAGACCATTATCGCGGCCGAGGCAATCCGCCAGATCAATGTCTGGCCTGTTGTATTCCTCAACGACCGACTCGATATCGCACAGCCGCCGCGCGGTACGGTAACGAAGTTCGAGCAGTACTTCGGCACAGATTTCCCTATCGGCCACGCCTATGATGGCGAGTTCGAGCCCGGCAACATCGTTGTGATGACGATTCAGACCGCGTGTGCTGCGCTGGGCCAGGACTACAAACCCCCAGCCGATGACATCGTAGAAGGCGAGCTGCCAACAGAGCAACGCGAACGCGTCGCCGAACTGCTCCGCACCACAAAGGTTGTTGTAGTGGACGAGGCACACCACGCCGCGGCACCGAGCTACCTCGAAGTGCTCAAACAGTGCAAATCGCGGGTCTGGACAATCGCGCTCTCTGGCACACCCTGGCGAGATGACGAGCGCGATCTCGTAATGGAAGGCGCGGTCGGCCCCGTGATCTACGAGATCAGCTACCACGCCATGATCACACAGCACCGGCTCGTTCCGGCTCACATCTATTGGGTCCACATGCCGACTAAGAGCTATCGGCGCACCACGAGTTACAAGGAGCGTGAAGTCGACTACATCTTACGCAATCCGGTGCGTAACGCCGCGATCACACGCTTCTGCTCCTACTGTGTCAACCGCAACCTCAGCGTTATGGTAATGACTGACCAGATCAGCCAGCTCCGCATCTTAGACAACTGGTTGAAAACAGCCGAGGTCCCACACCGCTGCATGACCGCGTCGGGCAACTATTCCGTGGAGCCGCGTCTACGTCAGACCGTATGGGATGATTTGCAGGAGAAGCGGATCCTCTGTTTGGTCACAACCCTGGGCCAGGAAGGACTCGATATCCCAAGTCTCGACGCCGTCGTCATCGCGGCGGGTGGGAAGAGTTCAGTGAAATGCATGCAGCGATTCCGGGCGATGACGGCCTGGCCCGGCAAGGCGCACTGCCTCATCCTCGACTTTGCGGATCGCGGCCGCTATTTCACCGAACATGCCGCGGCACGGCTTGCCATGTATACGTCCCACCCCGCCGGAGTCTTCCACATCCACCACGTCACATCCGAAGTCACAACCACCGATCCCGAGCTGGTCAAATGGCTCCGGTCCAAGGAGCGGTTGCGCGAAGAGCTTCAACAGCCCGGTTTGCATATCGCAGCGCTGAGTACAAGGAGTGGATAGATGTGCTTACCTACCGACCACAACGCCGCGGTCAGTCCAGCCTCGCCGGGTACTGGCGACGTTGCTACGGCTGGCGCTGGCAACGACTCCATCCCACACAGCACCCAACGGCGAAGAAGGCGCAGGGCGAGCGTGCCTGGTTCATCGCGGCGGCACGAGCGGTTCAGCGCCTGCGCGACGCCCATCGAGTCGACAATGACTGGGTACGCGGCTACATCGAGTGGTTCTGGTCCTGGTACTCATGGGAGGTAACAGAACAGGAAACCGTCCACCTCGCCGTGTTGCATCGGGCAGTGCCGCAGTATTTGGGTTGGCGGCAACGCTTCAGTTATGTCCTAGGACACGCCAGTATCGTCGAGATCTCTGCACAGTTCCATCCACACACCAGCAGCTTCCCCGCACCATGGGAAGCGGAATGAAAGAGGCGAAAGGTAATGCAGGAGTCGCTCTACGCATGGTTCTACGCGCAATACCCGGACTTGCAGGACACAGCACTGACCAGTCCCGCCGTTTACGGCAGGGGTGAGATACTGGTCGAGCAGTTACAGGCCCAAGCACTGCGATGCCAGCGGTGTGAGACAGAAAAGGGGGACACTAAGGACTGTAACGGTGTCCGTATGGTACTTGACAAATACGCATCACTAACATACGGTAACATCACTCTCGGTACTGAGGTATGTCCACAGGCCCAGACACTCGAAAGCCAACTGCTCGACTTGACAAATACGGGTTTCTCGCACACTATTGTTGACCGCCTCCTGTCCGGCCCGTATTACGAGCAGATAACGACAGGAGTACGATCCAGAGATTTGTCAAGTATCCTCGACGCGGGGTTCGATGCGGATAGGATAAGACAGGGTGGAGCCATAGTACTACCCGCACCGCAACGCGTTAGTGGAGGGTGCCTTATCGCTAACGTGGCCGTGAATGTCAAGACTGGCCTTGACGAAACCCCCTCTTTAGACCCTGTTTTGGACCCGACAACGCTGGACCCCCTACGGGGGTCCATCACTGATTCTTATCTAGATAGTATTACTGGGGAGGAGGAACCTAGCGCGCACGCGCGCGCACGCGAGGCCTGGTGCTGGAGGTTAGACGGTAACGAGATCACTACCTCAATCATCAACCCGATCGAATTGGCACACTGGCTGGGCATCTTGATTCGGGCATCAGGCTTCTCGGTTGGGATGGTGAACATGCCGGCTCTTGTCGGCCGGCCCCACCAGGACTGGGACGACTCACCACTGGCAACAGCACTCGAACACATCGACGCGGTTCACGCCCTCGTCCTACCGCACTACGGTACCGATGTGAAAAGTGTGGTCACCTTGCGGATGGTACTCGCCGCCATCGAGCAGTTCCTGGCCGAGGGTGGCATCCCCTGGTTTTTGCTCGACTTCGATCCCGATCAGGGCGAGTACTTGGTGCGTGATCCCATGGAGCGGACCATACTCCACGCCGTCCTGTCCGTGCCGCGCTACCACCTACGCTACGAAACGGGCTGGACACAACCGTAGCTTTGGTGTAGAATGGGTATAGACCTTGCAAAGGATGGTGTTCTGATGCAATGCCCACACTGCCACGAACATGATGTCGGAAAACGTCCGCCCGACATGCCATACAATGAGTGGTTGGATTCGACTCTCCGCCTCTGTCGTGACTTCTGGTGCTTGCAGGCCCACAAAGCTGGTAGCGGCATAGCGGAAGCTTGTAGTGACCCCATGCTGGAGCACTACGACGCCCACATCGGTGCGGATGGCAAGGTCTACTACACCGAGAAGGCCTATCCCACCGCTACGCCCCGAGAGACGGCTGATAGTGGGGATAGTGGGGTCCCCGCTACCCTCGATGATGCCAGTTCCCTTGCGGAAGACTACAGCGAACTGCGGAGGGTGGCGTGGGATTTGGTGGAATCAATGGAATACTTCCTCGTGCGTATCAACGAAGAGACCAGTCCTCCGACGTATACGGGTGTACTGTCCCCTCGAAAGGGCCTGGATGATCTCGCCAAAGTCAAAGCATTCCTCGGACCCGCGGCGGAGCAGCGGAGGCATCAGGTCCGGGGTTATGACTGGTCGGCTGCACCGCAGTAATTGGTGGATAAGGTCTACAACATCTTGTTTCCGTGATCTCATCAGGGGTGGTGTATTATCTAGGTGGAGCTGGCGGCACGTTGGCAGGTCCTTGCCTACATCCTAGACTTCGACGGCGCGCTCTTACCCTCATTCGCCTCCGTGCTGGTCACGGAACGGGTGACGCCGCGCCTGCTCGAAGATTATGACCACAGCACCGGGTTCACCGCGACTTGGGTGGGCCTCGTCTTCGACATCTGCCTCAACCACTTCATCCGCACCGGACGCTACGCCACCCCCGACATCCTCGCCTCTGAACTGGCGAAGCGCGGGGTAACGGGCCAGCAACAAATCCAGTATCTCCAAGCCTCCGACCGTGCCCGTTCGGTCAGTCCTCGCAGTGAAGCCCACCTCCGCTATCTTATCGAGCAGCTCCGCGACTTCCAGTTGACGTGGCGTTCCATCGATTCGATTCTGCGACGGCGCGACGAGATCGAGCGTGAGCCGCGCGAAGCGGTACGTAAAATCGCGATGGAACTCACCGATCTGGCCGAACAGACCCAGTCGGCCCAGGCGGTCTGGGACTTCCGCGCGCAGGCCAGCGAACGGCTTCGCAGACACGAACGCTTCACCGCGCTAGGTTCGAGCATAACGGGTCACTACACCGGCCTGGTACCTCTTGATCAGCAGACCCGTGGACTCCTGCCCGGCGAGTTGCTGGTCTTTGCCGGTCGAACCTCGGTGGGCAAGAGCGTGGCGATGCAACATGTTGCCAAGACCGCGTTTGTGCGCGGCTGCAATGTGATCTATGCCAGTGCTGAGATGGGCTGGTCCGCCGACTTCAATCCAATCATGGATCGAATGGAGGCGATGCTTACCGGTTTCTATAAAGCCTCCCAACTCCGGTGGGGCGACTTCGATCCGCGGCACTTACAGAATCTTCGCTTATGGTTCGACTACTTCTCCCAGTTACCAGGCAATCTCTATGTTATCCCACCGATGCGGTGCGAAACGGTGGCGCGTCTGAAAAGCGAGTGCCGGACCTTGGCGCAGCGTGGGCAGGTCGGACTCATCGTTGTGGATTATATCAACGAGATCACGGCGGGGCGGCGCGAGACCTGGATCGACAAACACGAAGTTGTGTTAGAGATGCAACGGCTCGGCCAAGAGCTGGAGTGTCCCGTTGTTTCGGCCACACAAATGAGCCGCTACGGATTGCAGCGCGGCGACGATGCCGACGCCGGTGAGTTGTCGGCACAGTCCGAGGGGATCGCCAATGTGTGTGATGTCTTTCTGCGGATCCGTCGAGACAAGACCAATCGGCGGCGGCTTGTCTTTGATGTGATGAAGAACCGTAACGCGGGTGAGTCGGGCTGGAGCTTTAGTACGGAATGCGATTGGACCATTCCCTTGCTTGGTGGGGTCTGGGATAACCACTTCGAGGGGAGCCAACGCAAGCGGGGAGATGTGGGGCAATGAGAGGGATCGCGACGACTTCGACGATTCGGGTCCAGCCGTTGGATCAACGCTATCCAACCTACTCGGTTGCGCGCTGGTTGGGGATAGACCTAGATCGCGTTCCACAAGGCTGGTGCGGTCTGTGTCCCCTTCACGTCGATACCCACCCCAGCTTCTTCGTCTTTGTGCGCAACGGCGTCGAGCGCGGCTTCTACTGTTACGGATGCAACGAGGGCGGAAGCGCGGCCTATCTGCTCTCGAAGGCACGGAGCATTCCGCTATTAGAGGCCGAGATCGCATTGCTTGATGGGCGCTCCGCAACCGAGGTTGCGTTGGCGCGTCTGGGTGATCCCAGAACGACGGAGAGTGATAGCGATAAGCTCTTACTGCTCTACGGTCGAGTCAACGCGCAGTTGCGTCGGGTAGGCACATCGATGGTGTGGGAGACATGGCGGGATATGGGTGCACGTGCCGATGACTGCTTGCATCGTGGCGACATAGGAGGGTTGGCAGGGCTCTTCGAAGCCTTGTGTTCTCGATGTATGCCGAACTGATTCGTTTGTGGGTTGACAAGGTTTGCTGTGGACACGTCATCGACGCGCTGTGGCTCATGCCGCCCGAATCGGTCCATATGGTTATGACCTCACCACCGTACTGGCCCCACCGCGACTACGGCTTGCCACCCATTGTGTGGGATGAGGATGATCCATCCCAGCACGACGGAGAACTGTGCGATCATCAATGGATAACGGAACGGACGGCACGACCCAACCAGTCAGGAGGACCCTCGGCGAAGCAGTTGACACACCCCGGCTCGTTCAGTGTGGACTACCACGACCGCCAGACTGGAAGCGCGTTCTGTGCCAACTGCGGAGCCTGGCTGGGGTCGTTGGGATTGGAACCCACACCAGAGTTGTATGTTGCCCATCTCGTCGAGATCTTCCGTGAAGTCTGGCGGGTGCTACGGCCCGACGGCACGGTTTGGATCAACATGGGCGATGCTTACTGGGCAAGCGGCGGTGCACATAAGCCGCATCACCGCAACCCCGGACTCTCGAAGTCGGCGGCGCGGAATGGTGTGCCAGCTATGCAGCCGACCAGTACTACTCGCTACAAACCCAAGGATCTGATCGGTCTGCCCCACATGGTTGCGTTTGCACTACGCGACGATGGTTGGTGGCTGCGCCAAGACAATGTGTGGGACAAAAAAAATCCGATGCCCGACAGCACCACTGATCGCACTACCCGATCTCACGAGTTCGTTTTTCAGCTCGCGAAGTCGGGATCGACGACGTTTTGGAGCCATCCACGTAAGCGCGGCTCTCGAACCCGCCCCGAACCAGACTATGTCTGGGTCCACCGCTTGACCGGTGAGGTCTGCTCGTACTGTCCCGTATCGGAGACCTTAGCAAAGAAGTTGTGGCGTCGAAAGAACCTGTATCAAGCGCATGACTACTACTACGATTACGACGCGATCAAAGAGCCACTTGCAGAGTCAAGCATCGGATGTATCCAACAGCCAACCTTTGATCAGCAGACCGGCGGCCCCAAGGATTACGCTCACGGCACGAATCCAAACCGTTCGGCGCGGAAGGCCCTGGAGAACTTTGCTAGGTCGGCCCCTGGTGGTCGCAACAAACGTTCGGTCTGGCACATCGCAACGAGGCCTTATAAAGGCGCTCATTTCGCAGTATTTCCCCCCGAGCTTATCACACCCCCAATCCTCGCCGGTTCGTCCGAGAAGGTGTGTGCTCAATGCGGCGCGCCCTGGCTTCGACAACGCGAACTCGTCGGGCGGTTCCAGCGGCGTTGGTCCAAAACCAACGCTGACGGCTCGCCGTACAATACTCAGCAGAGCTTGCAGAATCTGTACCGTTCCCTTCCGATGCGGCCGACCTGCCACTGCAATGCTGAGACGATCCCAGGTGTGGTTCTCGATCCCTTCGCCGGTTCGGGTACGACGATGCAGACGGCACGCAACCTCCACCGCTCGTTTATAGGCATCGAACTGTCAGAGAAGTATGTCGGCATGATCGAGGAACGGCTCGGCACAACCGTAGGACTCTACATCGCTAACCACAAGGTCTTGACACCTACCGTAGGTTGTGGTAAACTACTCATAGAACGGGGTGATTCCGAGATGAAGATTGTAAGGACGTGGACTCGCAGGGACTGCCCGCCGGGTGTCTGGTTCGAACTGCCCACCGGGATGATTTGCCGCATGCTCGAATATGTCCTCAATCCCAGCGTTCCCAAGACCGCGCCCGATGTTGACAGGTGGCAGCCCAAGATCGCGGTCTACGATTCGGACCCGACCGAGGGGGATGTGGGTAAGATCCACTTTATCACTTCGATCCCGCGCCAGTCGCGGGACGGAGGCGAGTACCAGATCACGCTACTGGATCCACCCGCCTGGTTCGATCCTGCCAAGGATCCGCACAGCGAACTCATCGTGCGTGATGACGCACCGGACGCACCGCTCGCACCGACAGCGGGACCTGTGGTTGAGGCATCTGAACCAGAAGAAGCGGTGCCTGCCGGACCCGCTAAGTGTGAGAAGCATCCGCGCTATCGCGGCTTGCGCAAGCCACGCAGGGACTGCAAGGGCTGCTGGGATCTCTATCGCGTAGTAAGTGGGATCGAGAAGCCTGCTGCCCCAGCTCCAACCGTTGTTGCATCGGAAGCGCCGCCGTCTGCTCCTATCGAGCCGCAAGCGCCTCCCGGCGCGTCGCAAGCGCATCCCTGCGTGTCACAAGCGCCTCCCGGCGCGTCGCAACCGCCACCTCCCGCTCCGATTCCTACACCAGAGTCGGTGGACCCGGAGGCTGCGTCAGCAGCTCAGTCGGTAGTGCCAGAGGCAGTGTCAGCCCCAGAGGCAGTGGAGCCGCTCCCGCCAGCTCCTGTGACACCGCCGCCAGCGGCCACATCTCAGGCGATACCCCCCTCGCCTGATGACGGACAGGCCGCTCGGGCCGGTACAACCGGCTACACCGCCGCGGTCCATGACATTACTGGTACGGAGCGGGAGGTGAACTGTCTCGAAATCAGCAGCGGATTCGGACAGATCCTGGCCGAACTGCACGAACGCATATCCCGTATCGAATCGTTGGTCGGGGAGGGTTGAACACGCGGGGTCGGGCATAGCCGCGGCGACGCCTCAATAGAGGCATGGACTGACTCGCTAAGGCCCGACCCCGTATCATAATGCAGACGGAATGTACCGCATGTTCTCTCCACGAAGACGCCAGCTGCATCGTCGGCTCGAAGGGTAACCCCGCCGCCCCCCTCGTTCTGGTCGGTATGGCACCGGGCGGGGAAGAGGATAAGAGCGGCATCCCCTTTGTAGGACCAGCCGGCGCGCAGTTAGAGCATGTAGTCCAAGAAGTGTTCGGCACTGACCGGCCCGACATCTTATACTGCAACGTGGTGTGCTGCCGCCCACCCAACAACCGCGCGCCGAGCCGTGCCGAGGCAGGAACCTGTTCGTCGCTACGGCTCATACCCCTGCTCCACCAGCATCCACGAAAGCTGGTCGTAGCATTAGGTAACGTGGCCTGGGCGGCGATCCGACCGTTGGCCCAGACGACACAGAAGTCGCGGGGCATCAAATCACTCAACGGCGCTGTTCTACGCCACCCCGATCTTGATTGCTGGGCTGGCGTTACCTACCATCCCGCGGCGACCCTGCACGACATCAACACGTTAGAGCCGATGAAGGCGGCGTTCCGACGCTTCCGCGCTTTGCTTGATGGCAACGTACCCACAATGGATACCGACTTCGAGTTGCTTGACAGCTTAGAAGGGGCTGTTGCCGCACTTGATAACATCGGGGCCGGTCCCTGTGTACTCGACGTCGAAACCACGGGTTTGGATCCGCGCCAGAACCAGATCACGCTCATCGCGGTCAACTCTAAGCATCATCCCGTCATCATCGATTGGGCACGTATCTATCGAGCCTATTGGGAGCGAGGAGAAGCACAGGCCTGTCTGGATCAGATGGGTGATGCGTTGGCCCGACTGTTCAGTCGCGCCGGTATGATCGGGCACAACGCCAAGTTCGATGCCGAGTTCCTCTACACCACCTTCCGCCGCGACGAAGTGCTGACATGGTCCGACGATACCATGATCCAGCACTACCTACTGGATGAGAATAGTGGTCATGGCCTCAAACCATTAGCGGGTCAGTACTTGAACGCGCCTGATTGGGAAGCGGAGATGCAGGCCAAAGCGTTCGAAAAGGTACCGCGTGGTGAATTGGAAACGAAGCATTGGTCTCCGATTCCAGTCGATAAGGCACTGCGCTGGATCCCAACAACTGATCTGGCCCAGTACGCCGCGCACGACGCCGAGGCCACCTTACGGCTCCATGAGCGTTTCACCCCCGAACTTGTAGAGCAAGGCTTAGAGTCGGTGTATCGAGACATCAGCATTCGACTCATTCCGCATCTGGCCGCGGCCGAGATGCGCGGCATGCTGATTGATGTAGTCCTCGCCAATGAGTACCGTGCCGCACTGGTCCGGGCCGAAGACCGTTATGTCGACACGTTTCGTGAGCGGTTCGGTGCCGACTTCAATCCGCACTCAACGGCCCAGATTCGAGAACTCCTATTTGAGACATGGGCGATTCCGGCCTATCACGGATTGGACACGACCCCGACAGGTAAGGTTTCTGTGGGTGAACCCAACCTTCGTGTCATCGCGAGCCAAACCAGTGATACCGCTCTGGTGGGCTGGTTGCAGGCCATTCTTTACGTCCGCAAAGTGCGCAAGTTCCGCGGTACCAACATCGACGGCACCCTAAGCGAGATGGACGCGGAGAACACGGTCCATACCCACTTCTTGCAGTGTCCCGCGATTGATGAGATGGAGAAAGAAGAGGGCGGTACCGTTACGGGTAGATTGTCGAGCACACGGCCCGCCCTACAGAACATACCCGCCATAATGTGCCCCATCTTCATTGCTAGACCAGGCTTTGTTTTCATCGAAGCCGATTTCTCCCAGACCGAGGTGCGGATGTGGGCGCTCCTAAGTGATGATGACGTGCTGGTGCGTGTGGTCCAGGCCGATGATGTGCATTGCATGATGCTGCGGGAGACTCGCCCTGATCTGGCATCGCTTAGTGATGAGCAGATCAAGGCGGACTATCCAAATGAACGGACAAAGGCGAAGCACTCTACGTTTGCCGCGATCTATAGGGCGAGTCCAGCAACGGTTGCGGCGCGGCTAGGTGTCTCGGAGCAGGCAGCGATCGAGTTCATTCAAGCCATAGAGGGCCGTTTCGTTGTTGGTATGAAGTGGATCCACGGCACCGTCGAGTTCTGTCGGAAGCATGGTTATGTGCGTAGCTATACCGGTCGGCGACGACGACTCCCCGCCATCAAACATGCCGTGGCGGGGATACGACAAGAAGCGGAACGGCAAGGTGTCAACGCACCGGTTCAAGCTGGCGGAGCCGACGTCTGCTACACCGGTATGCTTCAGTTAGCGGATTGGTTGGCTGACCGACAGCTCACGTTGGGTGGCAAAGTCTTCATCGTAAACACCGTTCACGATTCGATTTTGCTAGAGGTTGCCGAAGAGCACGCCGAGGGCATCGCCGCGGAGCTGCCCGCTATACTCCACCAGGACTATGCAACCGCAAGCGGCCGCAGCGTTCCCTTCCCTGCCGAGATCAAGGTTTCGAAGCGTTGGAAGGGCGAACCGGATTTGAAAGCGCTGGGTGAGTATTTGGCCAAAGAAACGGCACTGAATTGAGAGGTGAGAAGCATGGATGAACTGGTTGACTGTTATCTGAAGGCGCAGGCAGAGTTCTATCTCGCCGAACGCGCCCTTATCGACGCGGTGAAGAAGGAGCATCTAGACGTCGTTATGTTCCCAACCATAGGGGTTGTTGTCCGTCTCTGCGATCCAGATGGTGAGTCCTACGTCGAGGTCGAAGAGGCTGGCATATTCGTACCGCCGACAGTAGAGGCGTAAGACATACAACATGACTCCTGAACACAAAACCAGGCTCCAATACCTGCGACGCCTCACACCGAAGCAGCTCGACGATGCAAACGCCGTTGACGAGCTGCTGCAACTCCAGGTCCAGTACTTGGTCGAGGAGCACGAGGCCCACGATGCCTTCGTCGCCAAGACCCTCGCCGACCCGGACGTGGACCAGGCCTTAGGCTACAACTACAAGCAAGCACTAATCGAAATCCAGCAATGCAGCATTAGATTGCCCGCGGGCCACGCACCTCTATCCATTCTGCGCAAAACGCTGTGGCACGTTCAGGCCTGGAAGGATTGGTTAGGGCAGTTCGCCGATATTGCCATACGTCACCACCGTGTCTTAGATAGTGTGTGCAATCGTATCGTCGTGGATTGGCAATGCCGAGCGATGACGGCAACGGAATGGCAGGCCAAGGCCGAAGCCTTAGCACTCCATCCCGATCTTGTCGAAGCGCGGGATCGCGCCGAGATGTTCAAGCGCCTGGTTCGGAGTAGATTCGAACGCCTCGTGGGGCAGTGGGAAACGGTGTCGCGGTGCGGCACCTTCATGGATATGGAGCTGCGCATCGGCGACATATCAATCACACTCAATTCAGAGTAGGAGGAAGTAAGATGACAATGCCTCTGAAGGGATGGAAACCGCGGATGCGGCGGCCCACCGGCCAGTTCCGTATACCGCGTCTCCAGCTTGGTGAACGGCTTCAACTCCGCATCCTATCCGATTGCACGCCGGGTGGGCCAACACAAGGCATTCCGGCCTATGAGGTCCACTACATCGCGCCGATGGGGGAACGCAAGCGCGGCGACCGCGTGCCCTGCTTGGAGGTGCACTATCCCGGTATGTGCAGCCGCGTCCGCCTGCCCGATGGTGAGAGCTTGCACAGCAAGAATCGAGGTATCACCGGCGTGGTTGCTGTGTGGTGTTTCGACCGCCACGAGCTGATGATCTTCGACCTCAACGACCGTATGTGCAAGCAGATACTGCAGCACATGGCGACGCCTCAACTAGGTGATCCTCGCGGCTACAACTACCTGCTCAGCGCGGTTGAGGGCTCCAATGCGCAGTTCCCGGTCGAGCGGCAGTTGACACCGCTAACCGTACCGAATCCGCAACTGCCCGCCGAGCTTCAACAAATCATCACGCGCCAGTGGGCCGAGGTTACGGCACATCTCTGGCCCCAGGTTAGTCCAGATGATGTCGCCGAATATTTGGGTGGTGAGATCGTGCCAGAGGCGGCCTATCCGACCACATCTGCACCTCCCACCAGTCTGTTTCCTCCGGTAGGAGAACAGATCCCAGCAACGTTTGCACCACCCACAACCCTGCCGACCACGTTTGCACCACCTGTGGATGTACCGAATACTGCGACACCGCCTCTAGCACAGCCCGTGGTGTCGGCACCGCCTGTTGCGACACCACAGGTTGTACCCACCATGGAGGCTCCAGGCGCGGCCCCAACAAATCCGTTGCCAACACCGCCGATACCACCCGTGCCGGGTCAGGCAGCGGTACCGCAACCCACAGGCGCGCCGATCCCGCCCCCGCCGCCAGCTGCAATATGGGGCGACCAGTAGTCTAGGGGTCATATGACCAAATCGGGACAACTAGCGACGACGTTTGGCCCACCCGCCCGCCAACGCGAGCCGAAGCCGTTGAAGGGACCGGCCGTCATTCCGACCGGCAACTTCGACTTGGACTACCGCATCCTGACGGTTGGAGGTATCTGCCGCGGCCGCATCACCGAGATCTTCGGGCGCGAGTCAAGTGGGAAGAGCGCGGTTGTGCTCCATACCGTGGCGAACGCGCAGCACGCCGGTCTGCGCTGCGCCTATATCGACACGGAATACACGTTGATGGACAAGTTCGGAAAGGCCTGGATGGACCGTATCGGTGTGGATCGTGCCGCGCTTGATCTCTGGCCGACCAACGGACCAGCCGAGGATGTGCTCTGGGCCATCACGAAGGACCTCAATGCTGAGAAGTACGATGTCGTCGCCATCGATAGCCTCGCCTTCTTACAGCCGCGCCACCAGTTCGAGGATGCGACCGCGGACAAGTTGCCGGGTCATATCGGCATTGTGGCCGGCCTTGCCGGTGTGCTGACCCGCCAGATCCCGGCGTTACAAGAAGCGGCGTACTACTCGAATGCGACTGTTATCGTCACCAATCAGGTCCGCGAGCTGATCGATACGAATCCATTGATAGCCCGCACAGGAAAGTTGAAGCGTGCCGCACAGGGCCTGGAACGGACTCCGGGTGGGCGGGCATGGCGGCATGCCGTAAGCGTCCGACTCATGTTCCAACGCGTCGACGCTATACAAGAAAACGACATACTCGTCGGTACCGTTGCTGAAGCGTTACTGGTAAAGAGCAAGGTTTCACCACCGTTACGCCGCACCGGTGAGGACGCGCCCGAGATCCGATTCTACTTTGACGGCAGGATTCAGGACGAGAGTTCGAGTCTATTCGACTGGGCGCTGTCGCATCACTTCGTCGAGATGAAACCGGGTGGTCGCTACTACTGCGGTGATCAGTTGTTAGCGGTTGGGAAGCAGGCACTCCACGACCGATGCGATGCCGAGCCAGCATTCCTTGATTGGATACGCAACGAGGTAATGGGGCGTGTCAAAAGCGATCCTTCCACGGCGATGTATGCCGCCGCTGCAGAGGAGGGTGTAAAGCTATGATGCCGCTGTCTGAACCGTGGCAAGACTTCTGGCACCAGTCCCGTAGCCGCTTCTGCACATACCTAGCGGCCGGTTCTTCTAAGCTACGACAGTTCTTGGACCGTCGCGGACTCCAGCTTGAGACGTGGCAGCAGTGGGGGTTCGGCCTTGGTCCCCAAACCATGCCACCCAACCTTCACTCCGAGGGGCGCATGCTGGCTGAACGGTTGATCATCCCGATTCGCGATGTATCAGGGCAACTCGTCGGATTGGCCGGCAGGGCGCTTGATGAATCAGAACCGAAGTTCTGGCATCTCCCCTTCGACAAGCGCTTCGTGTTGTGGGGGCTATGCGAGAATGGGAATGCCCTGCTCAACAATCTGCACCGGCCACACACTTTCGGGCGCTGTCCGATCATCCTTGTCGAAAGCTACTTCGACGTACTCGCCCTCGCCGATGCGGGTGCACCCTTTGGTGTGGCCATGATGGGATCAGTACTGCACAAAGAGCAGGCCGCACTACTGGTCCGTTACGCCGATCGGGTTGTTTACATCGCGCATAACGACAAGCTCGATATCGATTCGGTGCGGAAGGTTGTCGACCCGCTCGAAGCGGTGGGTATCGCGGCGAGCTATGTGGCTTGTCCAGCATACAAAGACTTCGCCGACTACTACGCTGCCGAACGCGACGTATCGGTGCGGTGGTTGACGCAACAGATCACATCGGCGCGGTTCGAGTACTCGCCGGCACAGCTACTGGAATCGCAGTTGGGGAGAAAGACATGATCCCCGAACTCAACTATCCGAGTAATCACTTCAAACAAGCCGCGGAGGAGGCGCTGACCGGTTTCAGTGCCACCGAGCCGTGGATGGGTCAAGCCCTCTATGCGTTGGCCCGCGCCACGGAAAGCAGGCATATCTGTGCAGTCGGTGTCTATTTGGGTCACACCACGATCTGGCTTGCCCTGGCGGCCCAGCAGACTGGTGGGGTTCTCGTCGCTATCGACCACAACGCTGATTATCTCGATAAGACACGTGCGCGCCTAGAAGCGGCTGGCCTTTTGGGCAGTGTCGAATTGGTTCAGGGCGATGCTGTCGCTGCGTTCCAGCAGCGCAAGGAGCGTTTCGACTTCACCTATCTCGACGCGGACCACAGCTATGACGGATTGGAGCGCATCTTCCGTGCGGCGTGGTTGCGGACGCGTGACAAAGGTTTGATGTGCCTTCACGACACCAACTACTCTCCGGTCTGTGCAGAGAGTGAGTGGTTAGCATTGCACTTCCCCCATGCCGTTCGACTTCTCGGCGGTTGTGGGCCGACTCCGCATGGTCCAATATCGAGAGGATTAGGTCTGATCCAGGTGGTGAAGTAGATACCCATCCACAGCATCGAACTAAAGAACTTCCAGTCCCACGCCGACACGGCCCTAACACTCGCGCCCGGCCTCAACATCGTGAGGGGTCCGACCAACTGTGGGAAGACTGCTGTTGTCCGCGCCATACGTTGGTGTCTCTACGGCGATGGTAACTGGCAATCTCTCTGCCGCAACGGCACTAGTCATGTCGCCGTCACCATCACATTTGCAGACGGCATCACAGTCTGCCGCGAGCGCGATACCAAGACGAATCGGTACACACTGACACGTCCCGAAGGTGAACCCGTCATCTTCGACTCTATAGGTAAGGACGTACCTGACGAGATCCAACTCGCCACCGGTTTCCGCAAAGTCGAACTTGATGGCAAACCCGAATCGGTGAACCTACTGCTCCAGCACGACCCCCTCTTCCTACTCGCCGATGCACCCTCCGCGGTCCAACGCAAGCTCGGCATATTGACCCAGGCGGAACGTTTGGAAGCGGCTGGCAGGACATGCCACACCGAATCGTTACGGGCACGCCATCAAGTCGAGGAGTTGGATAAGCAACTCTTAGCGACCAGAGAGCAGCTTACAGCGCTGAACTGGCTCTCGTTCGCTGATAACACCATGGGGTCTATTGACGCCGTGCTCCAGCTCATCAACCATACGACACGCCAGCTCCAAGCCGTAGAGCAGTTCACGAACTGGTACACAGACTGGTCTCGGCGGAAACAGCAAATCATGGCTGTGGGCCAGCGTCTACTGGCCCTGGATCTAGACGATACTACGCAACGGTTAGAGGGTGTCAGAATAACTGCGCAGCGGCTCGAAGCGATGGGAACGACACTGCAATGGTATCTGGGCTGGCAGCAACGTCGTACAAGGCTCCACCACGCGCTACAAAGCGCTGAGGCAGAGGTTCAAGCACTAGACCAGGAACTTGCCGCGGTAGATGCCTGTCCGCTCTGTGGCCGCCCATTTGAGGCCTTACAATGAGCATCCAGCGCTTCATCTACCTCACCGACCTCCACCTCCAGGCCGAATCGCCTGTGGGCCGTAACGACAGCTTCTTATACGCAGTGCTCCGCAAGGTCGAAGCTATTCTAACCTGGGGTCAACAGAATGGAATTGGGCTTGTGATCTGTGGTGGTGATCTGACCCATACGCCACGCCGAACCCCACCGCTCGTGGGGACGCGCCTCGCCGCTTTGATCCGTAAGTACGCGATTCCATGGTGGGTCATTCCGGGCCAACACGACATCATCGGGCATAATGCCGCTACATACCGGGAAGGCATGCTCGGACTTCTGGCCGAGGCGATGGGAGACCTCTTCCGGGTCCTTCCTAACGGTTGGAATGGTAGGGACCGTACCGATTTGGAGGGTCGTAGTGTTATCGCGCTGCACTACCGTCATCGCGGCGAGGAACAGCTCGCCGAAGCCCTTCAGGGCTGGCAACGACGGGCCGACATCGTGATCGCGCACCAAATGGTGGTGGATAAGCCGAAACCGTTTGGCCACGTTCTCGTTCAGGATCTCCCCGATATTCCCCTCCTCCTGCTGGGCGACTACCATCCTGGCGTTTATAAGCGTACCGAAACGGGACAGGCGATCAATCCCGGTGCGTTGGCACGGCTGACGCGCACGCCAAGCGATATGACGCGGAAACCGACTTTTCTCGTCGTTGATCTAGAAACGCTTGCGGTTGAGTGGATGTGTCCCCCGTTCAAAACGGATGTTTGGGTCGACGAAACAGAAGCACTTGGCTATACAGCAGATCAGTTCAGCGACTTACTCCATCATTTCGCAGCCATCGAGGCCGACGAGACCATTGCTATGGATGTGGTCCAAGTCGTAGAGACCGTGGCCGCGCAGGCCAAAGTCGAACGCGAAGTCGTCGATCTCGCATTGCAGACACTACAAATGGGGTGAAAAGATGATCCTTACAGCAGCAGAAGTACAGGATATGGATGGTAATCCGGAGCATCTGAGGTTCTCCAAGTCAGAAGATGATTTGGACCACCCAATCAAAGTTGAAGGACGCGGTTGGGTTGGGTGTTTCAACAGTGTTCGGATCAACTGGAAAGATGATTGTTTGGTTCTATGTTCTCCTGTTGATCCAATCAGAGCCTACAGGATTGTTACCCTCTGGTTTGGGTTCTAGGTCAAGAATCTCACATTACAAGCGCTGCAAACGGGGTGATTCCGTGGACGTAGACACGTATCGCGCAAAGAAAGCCGCTCTGGAGCGGGCGAAGACTCAGCAGACGCAGTACGCCGCTCAAATCCAAGGACTCGACGCTGAATACCACGTCAAGGCCGCGGAGTGTCAGCAGAGCCTCGGTATCGCACTCGACAAGTTGCCAGAGCATCGCGACCAAGCCCAGAACGTGCTCGACACGCAAATGGCCGAACTCCAACGCCAACTCTTGGAGGTTGAAACCGTTGTCGGTCGTTGACCTCAATACCCTGATCCAACGGGCGAGTCGGTGCCGCAGCCAGGTCGAGCAGGCACGAGGCCGCCGCGCCTTACTTGAGCAGACCGAAAGCCAGCACCAAATCGCACGCACAGAGCAAACAGCACTAGCAGATTGGTACTTGAAGGCGCAAACATTGCTTCAACAAGCCGCCGCGTTGAGTCAGGATAGGTTGAAGAACATTATCGAGCCGCTCCTGACCCAGGCACTATGTATCCTGCTCGGTCCCGGTGCGCAGTTCCGACTTCGGTACGACCAATCCAGAAACATGGTCCAGGCCCATCTAGAAACGGTCGATGCCGATGGGATCGAGGGTAGGGGCACCGAGGTCCATGGCGGTGGTGTCCTCGATGTCGAATCCGTGCTGTTGCGCCTCGTCTTCGTGTTGCGCCTGCGCCTGCCCCGCGTCCTCATCTTGGATGAACCCTATCGCAACGTGCACGGCGCGCGTGCGCTCGCCGTCATCGAAGACTTCTTGGAAGGTGTCTCCAGAGACCTCGGCATGCAGGTCGTTGTCGTCACCGGAAACGAGGATCACTCCGCACCGTCAAGCGCTCAGATCATCGGGGTTAGTAAGGTGGATGGTGCGAGCCGATGTGTAGTGGGAGATGAGGCATGACAGAGTCCCAGTTCAAAGCGGTTCAACTCGAAGAAGAAGGCTATGTAACCGTTATGATAACGTGGCCTGATGGGTCGAAGCAATCGATGGTCTGCAACGCCTGCGTTTGCATCCCCGCCCAGGTCGATGCAACCCATAGCAACGACACCGAACCCTATCCGATCTTACAGCACCAGATCTGGATCGCGGCGCATCACCCCTATGTTGTCGCCCGCCTCATCACCCTGCTGTTGCGGGATGGCCTGTTGGGCTGGTGGCGGACCCAGCTCAAGAAACTGTTTGAAGAGCGAGGGTTGATGAAGAAATAGATGAGGTGCACAGTCATCGTACAGAAAACAGCCATCCTCAAACTATACAATCCCGGTACTGGAAAACGTGCCCTCCTAGACCAGGTATTCGCCCGTTACAGCAAGGCCTATATAGATACATTGGAGCGCTGCCGCCCCATGGCTGATCTGTGGATTCGTGATCTCCACGATGGTAAGAGACTCCCCAGCCCCTTCAATGCAATGAAGGAAATCCGTCCTTTGCTATCAGCAACGGATTTGCCAAGCGCTCTATATGACGGCTTAGTATCAGATATCCTAACGAACCTTGTTTCGTACTGCAAACTACGACAGGCCTGGGAAGATAGGAAGAACCATGAGGACGCAACTGATGAACCCCAGTACCCCTCACCACTGTACGGATATCAGTCTGATGGGTACCAGAAGGCCCTTGCAGAGGCCGCTGAGTGGGTTGGTGATCCATTCGACCACCAAGCGTGGCAATCCCGTCTGCTACGTGAGGAGCGCGAGATTGTCAGGCCGCTTCTCTATGTACGCGCCCGAGATTTTGCTCTCGAACGACTCGACAACGAGAAGTGGGTGGTATCACTACCGGTGCAGCCGAAGCCACAGAAGCCTACAAGGTTGCGTTTCCCACTCGCGTTTGGGATATGGCACGAAGAGGAATATCTCACGAAAGGGAAGGCGCGCTGTGCCTGCCTTTGTCGGCGCGATGGCGAGTACTTCCTACATATAAGCTTCGAGTTCCAAGTCGAGAGTATGGAGCGGGGTGAAGAGGAAACCTATCTTGGAGTTGATCGCGGCATCATCAAACAGGCGGCATACGCAATCATAGACAAAGAGGGTCGACCACTCAGAGTTGGGAGCCTTGGTCGGGACGTGCGTCCTCTACAGATCCTATTGGGACGGAAGCGCCAGGCCGCACAGAGGCGTGGTCGGCATGTGCGTCGTCAAGCCTGGCAGCGTCGACACCAAGAGCAGATGCTCCACACAATCGCCAATGCGTTGGTTGCGTTGGCCGTTGAGCACCACTCGTTGGTAGTGATGGAAGATCTCAACCTACAGACAAGCGGCGCATTTATACGTTCCCAGTATGCCAAGATGGGTCATATCCTCAGCTACAAGTTGCGGATGGCTGGTATGTTACCACCACGCGAGGTCTTCGCTGCTTACTCATCGTTGATTTGTCCTCGGTGTGGGGAGGATGCCAAACGGGAAGGTGAAGATCTCTACTGTCCGGCTTGTGATGTCAATTTCGACGCCGACGAGGCAGCTGCTGTGAACATCGCTCGGCGGGCGTTTTATCGCAAGGCGGAGTGGAATACATCAGGAGGCTATCGAGGGTTCCACCGCTCCTTTGGAGCGTTGAGAGTGGGGGCTAAATAGTCGTGGGTCCCCGACCTGCCACCAGCCCGGAGAAGGCTGGTCGCGGATCAAATCCTAATCCCCGGCCTCGCCGGGGCGCGCGCAGGGAGGGTAGAGATTGTGATGAAACATGTTTGGACGATAGGTATGGCAGTGTTACTCCCTCGCGCGCGAGGGCACGACCTCTGGATTCCCCCTCTTCCTGGCGGCCTCCGGGTTACTCCCTCGCGCGCGAGGGCACGACGGTTGGACCGCCTTCAGTGACGAAACAAGGGCGGTTATTTCCACGCACGCGAGGGCACGACGATGTGTTGCCTAAGATGGGTAGGATATTGGCCGTTACTCCCACGCGCGCGAGGGCACGACCAGCAAACCACAGAAACCCAACGCGCCACACGTTACCTCCACGCGCGCGAGGGCACGACGACCTCGCCGGTTCCGTTGCCGCCTTACTGTTGGTTACTTCCACGCGCGCGAGGGCACGATTACTATGGTATACCACACAGTCACTCCTACGCGCGCGAGGATGCTGGTCGAAGCTTTCGCCTCAAATCTTCGATTATGGGTAGGATCTAGGCATGCAAAGATGACAACCCGTAGGTACTGTGGTATACTATAGTAGATTGTTGGTGGGATACATCGGGGTGAGACTAGATGAGGGTCGCAGTCGCGATTCCAGTACTTGGTCGAACAGACCTACTTGAGGCATGTCTTGCTCAGGTCGTGCGGACAGTTTCCGATTCGGGCACCGAGATCATTGTTGTCGACAACACCCCTGATCTCGACGTGATTACAACGCATGCCGGACTTTGCGGCACCATCACGAAAGACCGGGGACACACCCGCTACTTCGTGCCGGATCAAAGCTTGGGCGTTTTCGAGTCGATCCGATACGCCGCCGACTACACCGATGCCGACATCCTCGCCTTCATCCATTACGATGTCTTGATCTGGGATGTCGGATGGGATCTTTGTATCGCACACGCCTTCGAGGAAGATGCGAAGCTGGGCCTTGCCGGTTTAGTCGGTGCGTTCGGACTGGCACCGGATGGGGGGCGTATCGGTACCCACTCCCGTCTGATTGGTAAGCAATGGGGGGGCAACGGAACCGGTGAGATATGGCGCATCCATGGCGCGTGGACACCTGATGACGGAATGGCTTCGGCTACTCTTGACGGCTGCGGCATCTTCTATCGTACCGACACAATCCCAACTCTTCTCGATCAGGACTATCCCGGCCTCCATCACTGGTACGACCGCGAGGTCTGCTGTGCGTGGTTGGCAGCGGGATGGCACATCCGCACCTTACCGATTCGAGCCGACCATGGTGGAGGTGCGGCCGGTTCCCAACCTGCCTATGGTGATCAGGCGCGTGCAGTCGCCGAAGGGTTGGGCATCAGAGAGCTCCCGGCCGGCCTTCTGAACTACGATCAGTTGATGTATACGCTCAACTACAACCGTTGGCGGGGGCGTTGGCAGGCCCGACTGCCAGTTACCGTAGGTGCTGACTACACCACGAAGTGGAAGGATGGCGGTGAGTTCTGATTGGCTGGTCAGTCGAAACAGCGCGGCACCAACGATCCCGCCGTACTGGACTACTGGCTGGCATGCTTCGACAAGGTATTGCAGCGCGAGGCACGCAGACTCACAACTGATCGGGACAAACAGGAAGACCTCGCGCAGGTGGGCCGCGTAGCAATTATGGATGCGGTGCGCAACCGACTGGACACAACACGACCGATGGCACAGCAAGGGGCCTATCTGAAAAAGACTGCAACACGAGCGATACAGAAATGGCGGCTCCGCCACTCCTTCCTGATACGAATACCCAGCTCAGTTTTTCGAGACAGCCGCACCGATCGCATCCCGCAGATCGTGGCGCTAGAAGACTTTGATGAGAACCAGCGCGAAACCTTGTGTGTTGATGGCTCGGCAGATCCAGAACGGGTAGTTCTGGACAGGATAGCTTTGGAGGAGATCTTCATCAAGGCACATCTCACAGACATCGAATTGGATGCGTTGGGGCGCTTGTTGGCAGGCGAGGAAATAACCAAGGATCCCGCCTTGTACCGTGTGCTGCGTAAGACGCGGCGTCGACTCCAACGTGTAAGGGAGCGTCTTCAGCCATGAAAGTCCTGACTATCAATCGTCCACCATTCGAGAAAGGCGCGCACCGAGGCTAGATGAACATCATCCGACTCACAAAGCAACTTGCGATCTCTGGCTGTATCGGCCACCAAAGCGATATGGAACGCCTCGTCCATGAAGGATTCACCTATATCATCGCGTTCTTCCATGACAATGACAGATGCCACGAGAATGGGCCAGACGCCGAAGTCTCTTGGGCGCGGACACACAACGTTCGATTGCATCGTATCAACTTGGAAGATGATAGAATGCCATGGACCCCCCAACTCTTAGAGTCGGCATTGGACTTTGCATTGGGTGCCCTGAGCGGACAGACACACAAACTGCTGATTCATTGCATGGCTGGTAGGGCACGTTCACCATCCCTTGCATATGCTGTGCTGCGGTGTCTTGGCTATGGGAAGGGCATTGAATATCAGATTGCCGCCACCATCGGCAAGGACAAACTTCCGCGTTGCTACACATGTTCAATCGATGCGTATCTCAGCGGTGTACTGGTACCCCGTCGCCGTTATTGTCGGAAGTTGGGGGGCTGTCTAAAAGCCTCCTGGATGAACGATTCGGGGTGTTCGGCCAAAGAAAGTAGTCGCTACCTACTATACGAGGGCAATGTCCCAGCGGATTATAGCTACGCAAATCTGAATGACGCGGGAAAAGTGGCCTTCCGATATTGGGATTGGCGGAGCCAATTCGGACAACCCAATGATCCAATGGAGTATCAGCGCGTAGTTCTGGCGACTGGGGATAGGCGCGGTATGACTGTTGGATGTAGGAACCCAAGAACGGGCACTGTTGAGCTATTCTTTGATCAGCCAGATGAAATGGTATGAGGGTACTGACCGTCAACCGCACTCCATACGAGAAGGGGGCGCATCAGGGCGGCGATGAGACGCAGCGGAAGATGTTACGGCAACATCTCCCACCCGATGTTGAAGTGATCCATTGTCACGACGTCGATTGGCGGCGAGAACAGTTCCAGTTGGTTCACGCCTTCAACATCATCCTACAAGAAGCGGATCAAGCCGCTCAGATCGCTAAGGAACGCGGTGTACCGCTGGTCATCCAGACCATCCACAGTCCTGGCATCTTTTTCATTTCACGTGAACGCTGTGCCGAGATCGCGTTGCAGGCCCGTTTCCTCTTCATCAACATCCATCGCGAACCATTCGAACTCGCCTATGATCTCGGCCTGCCTGCCGATGTGTTAGAGGCGAAGAGCATCTGGATTCCGACAGGCGCGCCCGCGGATTGGTACTTAGCACAACCCGACTATGGGGTCGTACCACACGAACCCTATGTCATCCTCGCCGCGCGCTACGAGGACAGGAAGGCACAGGATAAGTTCCTTCAGGCCATGGTTGACGCAGATCTGAAGTTCCCAATCTACTGCATCGGCGATTGCCGCCATCCGGTCTATGCGCGTTGTGAACAGATCGCGGAGGGGCGACCCTGGATCCATCTTATGGGCGCGCGTCCTCACAGCGAGATAATGCACTGGTTCGCCGGTGCGGCAGTAAGCGTCCTACCCACACACTACGATAATCCCGGTCTGACCAACCTCGAAGCTGGCATCACTGGTTGTGAGGTCGTGACCACAGACATTCCAGCGATACAAGAATACCTCGGCGACTACGCCCACTACGGACGTGCCGGTTACCCCGAGACTCATGTAGTTGCGACGCGCACAGCTTGGGAAGTGGCGATGTCGCGATGGCCCCGTCGCAACGAGTCGCTGGCGCGGCATATCCGAGATAACTTTACATGGAAGCGAGCCGGGAAACTGCTGTACGATGCCTATCAGAAAGCGTTATGAAGGAGTGGTGAGATGTGTCAGGTAAGCCAAACGCCGTTCTGAACGAGATCATCCGGCGCGCCTACAAAGCCAATCCTCCGGTAGCTGAGGACATCACACGCGAGGAGTGGGCACGCCGCTACTACAAAGTGTTGGGATGCAAGACCGTTTCGGCATTACGGTTCCGTCTTGCCCGAATGATCGAGGCTGGGGAGATCGATGCATCAATTGAGTTGGTGAGTGCCGATTCGGTACCGCCACCAGCTCCCGTACCGCCATCGATACAAGAACTCAAAGGCAAGTTAGTGGCTGCGGAGCGTAAGGCGCGGCGCGCCGCGGCATGGGAAGAGATCTTCGTCGATACCATACAGTCCTGCCTGCAAAGCTTCGAGCCGATCAAGATCCCCCACATCAAACCGGTCAAAGACGCGAAGCAACGCCTGCCCGAGTTTGCCATGCCCATCGTTTCGGACATGCATGTCGGCGCGTTCCATACCCGAGAGGAAACAGCAGGACTCACCGCGTTCAACAAAAGCATCCTATTCGACGAGATCAGACGTTGGAAGACCAATCTTGCCGACTGCCTCGCCGTAGTACGTAGCGCGGTGGACGTTCGGCGCTGCATCATGCCGTGGATCGGTGACTTCCCGACAGGTGAAGATATCTATCCCAAGCAGTTCGCCGAACTCGACGATCTCTTCATGGAGCAGATCTCCCTCGCCGCCTACATTCTTGCCGACATGGCGCTGCATTGCGGGACCTTGTTCGAGGAGATCGAGATCATTGCCTGCGATGGCAACCATGGCCGAACACAGACGACCACGTTCAATGCGGATCGTATGGTCTACATGATGGTACAGCTCCTGCTACGTGATCAACCCCACATCCGCTTGCATCTCAGCCGGTCCCCATTCGTGGCCTTCTCCGAACCCTCTGTAGATCGCGACGAGCCGTGGAACTATCTGGTCAGCCATGGCCAAGACATTCGAGCATGGAACCGCATCCCTTACTACGGATTGGATAGGGCGCGTGCCGAATGGATCGATCTTACCGGATTGGTGTACGACTCAGTGATCGTGGGGCACCACCACCGCTATGCCGAAACACCGGGATGGATTATGAACGGGACTTGGGTACCCGGTTCGAAGTACTCGATTGGGAAGATGCGTGCGGCTAGTCAGGCCACACAAGGCCTACTCTTCCACAACCCGAAGATTGGCTTCACATCCAGGTGGCCCCTCTACCTCTCACCAAAACCGAAGTATGATCGTGTAGATGTGCGCGAGTTCACGGTACACACACCGGTGACAGAAACCTTCGACCAGCTCATCCAGCAAACCTTGCCCGAAGCGTTGCGGGTGGAGAAGTAGTCTACGGACACGCGTTATCACATCATATAGGATGGTGATGGAATGGGTGAAGTGGTGTATGACCGATTGGATCGTGTACATCGCGTCCTGATCATCGACCGAGCAGACTGTGAAAGCAAGCGGGAGATGAACTGCGAGGACTGCGGCGAGATGCTGGGATGTGAGACCGCACTCGCACTCATAGACGTTGAGGTGTTACGGGAAGCGAAGCTCGTTGATGTCGAACAAGCAAAGGGAGAACTCCTGATTCTCGAAACCGCACTGAATGGCATGGACTGGGAGCGTCTAGCACGAGAGCATCCTGACTTGCTGGCGAAGGAGATGCAGAGCCTCGTTCACTGGCGAGTGGTGAATGCGCTGCGATTCTTGGGATCGGAGGTGAAGTGATGGATGACAAGACTGATATGTTGTGTGAAGAGAGTAAGTATCCGCCCGAGGAGGGCCTGCGGGTGTCAGAGGTGGAGGTGAGGGAGGTACGCGCTAGCCACCGTCCAGCGTTGCAGATACGGCAATGCGGTGCGGAGGAGTGGGGCATGACATTCTTCCCCCATGACCCCGAGACGCCAGGCGAACTCGCCGCGCTAATGGGAGTGACGAGGGCGGGGCACTATGTCGTTGACCGCCTCCCCGACTCCCCGAAGTGGGTTGCTGTGTGGGAGAGGCCGGAGCACGCCGGAGCCCCCTATATGTGTAGTGCCTGTAGCACCCCGCTCGTCGAGGGTCACCTGGGCGGGAGGTGTCCTATCTGCAAGAGGTCCCTCGCATCCACCGCGACCCCGTGGCCAGGAGGCGACGAGGCCGCCCACAACTGAGCGTTATGGCGCGGGCATGTCTGGGGCGGGAGATGGACGAGGAGATATCAGGACGAGTCCCTAGCGCGGCTCGTCCCCATCCTGCTCTGGGACTTGCGCCAACCGCTCGATCTTGTCGGACAGGAACTTGAAGGGCCATTTCAGGCCCAGCCCTTCCCATAGCGCGCGTGTGTTCTCTAGCACGGACAGCCCCTCCACGCTCGCGGCCAGGGCCAGCACGAACAGCGAAACGGCATAGCGGCAGTTGGCGTAGTAATCAAGCATAGTGGCGATAAGCAGTACGGTCGAGTAGCACAGCATCTTGACGAGTGAGCGCCCGAAGAGGCGGCTCGACACCTTGATCTGCCGGACCCGTACTGACGCTACTATACCGGTCACGATGTCGAGTACGAAGAAGACGATGAACATGACGAGTAGTCCGCGCCAGACTGTCGGTGCTTCTGCCACGAAGTTGGCTAGACACGCAATTACCGCGGCTATTCCCCACCGCCAACTCGTCCAATGGAAGAGCTTGCCAAGTACGTCGAGGATATCCTGCGGAGTCCATCTAGCCACCTTCGGCACCATCTGTCGGCTCGGCATCAGGGATCGGGTCACCCAGATCTACCCAGTCGATGATGAGCGTTGTTAGTGATTGCTGACCATCCGATGTGGTGCGTAGTTTGGGCTGCATGGACACACCGCACTCCTGCTCCATGTAGCGCAACGCTTCGGCGACCCGCATCTCTTTTGTCCGCGGCATTTACCCCACTTCCTTCCATTGTGATATGGCTACTCGACCGGTTCTGTTGGCTTGTCTGGGAGCGCGTCTATGGCGTCGTGTGCGGCCTGTGCTGTATCACGCTGTGCAGTGTAGTAGTTCTTAGCCTCCTGGACGATCCAGGTGACAAAGGCATCGAATCGGACACCCATGGCGAGCCTCAAGGCCGCTTCGAGTTCGTCGGGTTTATGCACCCGTAGATTGTTCAGCCAGTCATACACCAATTCGCGTTTTGAACGGTACGGCAGTATCATCTCGGACTCCTTTGTGATATAATGAACTCAGGAGGGGACACCATGAAACCCATTCTGGCCTTGCTCCTGCTCGCGACCTTCCTCGTCGGCATGATCTTCCTCGTCGTTTCCACCACGGGGTACATGCACGCCCGGAACGACCCGCCGGCCGAACCTGAACAGGTCCTCACGGCCGCGGGCCTCGAAACCTTCGCCATGTATGCGCCTCCACAGGACCCCCCACAACCCCTGCATGGCGGGCCTCCCGCCGCGGACCCGAGGGGTATGCGGGCCTCCCTCCGTAAATCATACGGCGTCCGGGGCGGACCCGACACAATCCCCTGGGAGCGCAGACAGGCCGAACTCCGATCAGGTCGCATAAATGGTGAGCCCCTGTAGATAGACGTGTACGACAGAGGTCGCGTCATTGCAGGCATACTTGACAACGATAGCCTTGGCAGCATTCGTAGCAATCGCGATGCCCGGTGTGTCCGGCTCCATCGGGATCATCTCCAGTATCGGCGTCACAGGATTGTTTATGTCATCGTAGACGGCGTGAGATTGACAGTTATAGGAACGGATGTTGCGGGTGGGATAGAGTGTGATGCCAGCCCCAGCAATCGCGCCGACCACGAAGCTCATCTCCAAGTCAACGTGTGCGGAAATCCAGCCCGGAGCGCCCGGCACCGTGATTCTCTTGTAGAGAACCTGCGTGGTCCCGATGTACAACTTCGCCTGAACCCAGTTCGCTGGGGTCTCCCTCTCCAGTAGGATGGGTGCGACTATCGTAATTCGCTTCCCCACCTTCCAGTAGGCTGCGGGAATTGTGAAGGAATCCAACGTGCGGTCAACGGCGCTCACGACGGTATCGGTTACTGGCGACCCGCTGTAGATGCAGAGACCGTTCCGGTGCACGACGGTCCCGATCCGGTGCTCAAAGGCGTTGCTCCCGGTATTGATGCGCGCCTCGCCTTCGGCCGCGGGTGAATGCGCGGCATTTGTGAGGTGAAGGGCCTGGAAGCCCACGTCCACGATGCCGAGCGTCAGCACATTGTCGAGGACCGGCCGGAACGCGGTAGCCGTCCAATAGGCCGCATATGCCCCGCCTACCGCGAGACCACCCGTGCCTGCCCCCGCGCGCCCGATGCCCAGGGCAGTCTCGCTCCCGAATGCCAAACCAGGGAGTGCAGCGGTTCCATCTCGCAGGAGCGCCTGCGGCGTGTTCGTCAGGGTGAGCGCAAGCACCCCGCCCGCCGCGAGTCCGAGCTGGTTCAGGGCGATGCGGTACATGCCCATGGTCGTTTCGGTGATGAAGGAGGCCGCCGGCGCGCCGACTACGCCATCCGCGAAGAGTGCCTGCGGCGTGCTGGTCAAGAGCAAGGCCCTTTGCACTACGTCCCACACGTCCTTGAGGCGGAACTCTACGTTGCCAGCCAGCCCTGCAGCAGGAATTACCTGGATGTAGTTGTTGCTAGGCCGCCTGAAGGTCAACATATTCCAGCTGAGAGTGGCAAACTGCCCGGCGGTGACGGAGAACGCGTAGAAGGTACCCGCAGTCACACCGTCCACTCCCGCGGCGATGTCGCCCGCCACATGGAGTGGATATCCTGGCGCGTCCGTCCTGATCCCCAGCCGATTAGCCGCATCATCCCAGAACAGATTCGGGTTGTCCTCGGCGAGTACACCGTTTGCATCGGCAAAAGGAACAGAGCCTTGGGTCAACTTCGGGACATGGTAGAACTCCATTTCTGTGGGGTTGCCACCCTGAAGATCCGGCAAGGTGTTGTGCTGGATCATTGCACTACCGCTCATCGGGGTCGGAACCATTGGCCCGAAGGCACCGATGCCCTGAACGCCATAGCCCTGACGCGTCAAATCGCGGAGCCAGAGGTCGCGGACACTAGGCGATTGGAGAGAACGTATCCTTATGGCAATAGTAGACACTCCACTAGCGGCGCAGTTGTGGCACCCTCGGCCCCAATAACCGCTTCGGTGACCAGATAGAATACGTAGGGAAGATCATAGGCGAGCCGTACATGCTCGGGCAGCCGTGCGGTCTGCCCCAGCCCGACATCGTAGCGTAGATCTACTGCGTAGAGCGTGTAGGGCATCCGTAACTGCTCCCGAAGCAGCTGGAGGGCGCGGTAGTCCACCGTTTCCTGTGTTGTCGCCGTCACATCAATCGGGTATGTCTTGGTTTTCCAACCCAGGCGGCCCTGTAGCGCGAGATCAGCCGCAGAATCGAATGGTGCTGTTAGACCCAACACCGCTTTGCCATACAACGTATCCCCGATCCAGACCTTGATCTCACCGATCCAGGCATTGCTATTACCGTTCTCATCCTTGCCCCAGGCGAGGATCGTGAACCGTAACGCGCGCGCAAAGATCTCGGGTCCGAACATACCGCGGTCAATTACGCTTTTCGGAATCTCGAATGCGGCACCATCAGCCTCAGAACAGAGCGTGTACCATAAGAAGTCAGATGCGTCTTGGTACTCGATCCGCCACTTCGCCGGCACGACCATGCGGCCCGATGTCGTCTCCTCGCTCACATACGCGGGCGTGTACACCTCGATGGCAGAAAGCTCCTGAACAGGCGTGGTTCCTAATACCCGGAACCGTACCTTGGCGACATTGGCCCAGCCGAGGGCGGTGTAGCTTGCCAAACACTCAGGCATTGGTGTTAGAAAGATTCCGGGTTCCCAGACAGATCCGCCATCTACCTGATACTCCACCAGCATATTGCCGTGGATGATACCAAAGACCTCTAAGTAGTCGAGAAGGCCCGGAGTCGTAAAGTCTACTTGGAAGCCCTCACCACGCGCAGCGAAGACCATACCAGTAACGGTGTTGCCGTCGTGCAGATCGTCGACATCGCCGACACCACCAATAGCCGACCACGTACCGATCAGTTCGGAACTGTCCGGGCCAAACAGATCGAGTTCGTATAGTTTTCCGATTCCGTCCCATATCGAACTCATTATCGGGCCGTTGATCCGCAGACCCACAACATTATGGAGCCGTAGATTGGTCAGACTAACGGTCTCTGGCGCGGCCCCGATCTGCTTCGATACCGCGGCGACGAGCCGCCAGTTCGTCTCACCCGAAAGCTTGATCTCGACACGTACAGACCTACGGATATCCGTATTCGACAGTCTCAAATCAACGCGGTTGATGGACTTCGGAGTTGCAAAGTTGACGCGTTGATGATCGTCTGCATAGGTGATCCAGCCGAGATTTACGATCAGCAACTTCCAGGTCGCATCACTATCGTCCGTGACCGCGGTGCCAAAGGCGTTGTCGGCCCAGGTCACACCACCCGTTCCGGGCGTGATCGTAATGGGTGTGTCCGCGTTTTGTGTGTAGGGCCGAATCTCGCGCAGATCAATCTCGCCGCGAACGCACCCCAAATCGATGCGGAATACCACGGTCTCGGCTGCAGGTAGGGTGCCCAGAGCACCGGCGAAGTTGATGGCCATTCGTGTGTTGCCGTCTATGAGCCGATAGAACGTCGTGGCCTCGTCAGGATCAGCCACTAAGTTCCAACACGCCCCGCCGTTCTGGGCCAACGCCGCGTTCAAACGTTCCCGCGCCTGGCCGCGGTAGGTCACAACGGTTTTGAGGTCGTCCTCATGGGGCCGCTCCGGGCTGATGCTGACGCGTGTCTCATCTACCAACTCGAAGTCGGGATCTGCAATGTTGGCTACGTCAAGCACGGCAGCAAAGCCGCCGGTGCGCGTGCCTTCCCAACGATAGTTCGGCGGAACGGATGGGCGTACAAGGCGCTCCAATACATCTTCGGGGACGAGGTCATCATCGGTTGTGAGACGACTGTCCTGGCATTGAATCGGATGCCCCGCCATGATAAGGGTTGAGACGACACCAATGCCGTTGAGCTGGCGTACACGTATATAGTAACCCTCTGGCATCACCGCCAGGGGTTGGCAAACCACCCAGGCACTCAGATCCTGCCCGAACCAGGAGACGAAGCCGGATTGCCGCAGATCATCGGTCGTGTCCTGATCTGGTGTGATCTCGACCCATTGAGCACCATCCCAGTAGTCGTAGCAGAACTGTGGAGTCGTATCCGAATGCGTCGCCGCGGTCTTGAGCGACCAATGCACGGCTGGGAAGCGTCGAGACAACACCCCTAAATAGAGATTGGCCCCAGCGATGTCCCCGCCTGTGGCGGCATCATCGGTGTGGTCAGTGCCGTCGTGTCCGAAGACCTTATCGAACGGCATGGGGAAGGTCACATCATCGATCCGTTCGATGTAGAGCAGTGCGTTAGGATCAGTGTCCTGGAAACCGGCCCACAGCGCCATGTCCAGAACGATGTCCATTGGCGAGTTCAAGTCATATGCGGCCCCGAACGTATCCTCCCACTGCGCATAGCGATAGTACGCGACCTGAAGGGTGTTGTTGGTACCGATATTGTCGGCGAACCATTCTCTCCCGATCCGCACTAATCCGTCGCCGAAGAGGACGCGTACGTTCTCATCATCAGGTACAACCGACTCGCTCGTTTCTAGGACACGAAATACAGGCTTGGGTAATGAGCACCAATTGATGGTGCGGCTCAAGACCGCGTCAAGTCCAGTGGGGTCGTGGAAGAACTCGATGTAGTCAAGTCCAGGCTTATCCTGCTTTGACAGCGCCACAAAGCCTGAAGCGGGTACGCGAATGCGGCTCGGCTCCAACCTGCCGTAGTAGCGACGGCGTTGTAACAACTTCGCGGCATCCCGCGCCTCGATAACCCATTCACCGGCCTGCCCCACCTCTTCTGCTGGTTCGGGGATCCGGTCTACGAAGTAGGCACCAAGATTCACCGTTACTGCCTCGCCTCCAGCACTGACTATCAGACTGACCTCGATCAGATCATTGTAGTCAATCTGACGAAGCGTAGCGTCGTCGAGGCTGGCTTTGAGAGTTAGGGTAAGGTTTGCGGCGAGCTGACGCACCCGGCGCGTCGCCTCCCACGACGCAACGTGAGGTGCCAGATCTATGCTGGACGCGGCACGAATCGGTGGTGTGTACGCAGGATCATAGGGCGTATCGGTATCCCAGGTCAACGCGGTCCAGACGAACCGGGCTTGATATTCTACCGATGCGCGCTTGAGGATACGCCCCAGTTTTTGCTGCACAGCACTAGGCACTATCCCTGCTCCAACACGTACAGCGTATTCGAGAACTCGACGAAACCGACTGTATCATCAAGCACTACGTTTTGAGCTGGTGGGAGGCTCAGACCGGTACCGCCGAAGCCATATGCGACCGTGTTTTTATCGGGCGACTCCATGGGCAGGTTGAAATAGCCCCAGACCTCGGCGACGATGCGGTCGCCATCGAAGACGTCGACGCAATCACCAATGGGGGGACCGATCACAGCACCGGTTGTATACCAATCCGCGATGTGGTGGATGCGGCCGGGCGCGCCGCCACGTATGCTGAGATCATAAGACGTGTTCGATAACACCGCCACGATTCCGATGCCGGGCCGCCACAAATAAACGAAGCCGTGTGGCCAGAGGTGATCGGTTTCGGGATAGCCATTGGCGTAGCAAAGGCCGAGTGAACACTTCGTACCGGCCGCGATGATCTGATCAGCTAGTGGCGGACTGACGAAGACACCGAAGAGATCGTACTGATAATCCAAGTCCTTCCCGACCTTGAACTGCCCCACAGACTGCGGTGCTAACACAAACTGCGGATCCATGTCGTAGAGGCCGACGCTACCCATCCAGCCCGATGGTGTCTGACTCGACGCTGTTTCAGCCGCCAATCCATCAACTGCAGCCGCCGTTTTCGTGAAGTACAGTTTGTTTGTGCGCGTAACCACAGGGAAGTCGATTTCTTGTATCGCCACGGATGGTCCGAACCGTGCGTACTGCCCCGCAGGTACGGGGTCAACCGAAATCGAGACGATGTGCCCGTAGACGAGGCGGTCATAGGAGGCGTAGTAGTCCTGCGGACCTGTGGAGCCCCGGGAAATGCGTCCATGGCCACCATCTAATGCAATTCCGTAAGCATTTCCATCATTACCAGAACCGGTGTTCTCATAGATCAGGTTGCCAGCGGCGTCGTACAGCCGCAGACCTTTCTCACTCCAAGGCAGCGCGTTTGTGTAGTAGTAAGTGCCCTCCTCGGTCCACATCTTGTCGAGGAAGCGGCGGTGAATGGGAAGCCCACCCCGAGGTTCATCAAGGCCGGGGATCCAGAACGCGACGCGCTGACCGCGATGCTGCATTTCGCGGAGCTGACGGATAAACTCGGCAGGCATGACATCAGGGAACTCAACCTCGACGAGTGGCCACCACACACGCCGCGCACTACCAGCACCCGGATAGAGATGTCGAGACGGTGTCACAACCTTCTCGTGCCCACCGGCGAGGCGCATGTGTTCCGCAGCCGATTCCTCCGCGGCCGTGATGCGTGTCGGATTCGCGGGCAGAACGTAGCGTTCTCGTGTCAACGCCGGAAAGTCGGCAAATGGTGTATGTGTCACACGTCCAACATTGGATCGCCGCAGCATCTCATCACCTCACCCTAACCCCGGCTTTTTGTTCGCGCTCGTAGAGCCGGGCCTGCTCGCGTTGGATCGAAACGGCGATCTGGCGCGCATCACGCGCCGTATAGCCCGTGCCGTGTAGGTTCACCGTGATTGGCTGGATGCGTCGTGCCAGTTCGCGCAGATCGAATTGTGGAGCCGTCACAGTGGGGTAGCGCGTCGGCGCGGTCCATGCCGCAGATACGGTAGGATATGCCGCGGACGGTTTCGGTGCGGCGTAGCCGCGGTAAGAGGCGTAGGCAGGATAGTCCATTGCGGAAAGGAATGGAGTAGTACTCCACATCACATCAGGCGGGGACCAGAAAGCGCCGTATTTCGCCATCAATTTCTGTGCGAACGCGGCCTGCTGGGCATCCGCCTCCTTTTTCTTCTTACGCTTGCCCAGTATTCCAAGACCAAGGCCGGCCACAGCGCCCCAGGGGCCAAATGCTAAGGCACCACCAACCATACCTGCCATTGGTGATCCAGTTTCGTATGCACTGTAAAGTCCAGCGGCTCCGATCACCGACTTTTGCCACGGCTTCACTCCGTAATCCCCACCTCCTGGAATGCCTCCACCCTCACCCCCGCCTCCAGCCGCTGCTTGAAGGAGCAAGCTATTGAAGTCGGCCCCACCACCACCCGTAGCACCGATCTGCTGCGCCGACTCGACCAGTGCGCGGGTGTGCTCGATGATAGCGGCAGTGTCCGCATCTATGGCGACCAATGACTGCTCCATTTTTGTCGCCGCGTCTAAACAGGTCTGACCAAGGCTACTCAATTGCAGGTCGAGGCCTTCCAGAGCAGGAAGCTCTGGCTTCTCGGGTAGTTTGATCTCGCGGAGGCGGCCCATAATGTCAGTCGCTCTATCAACAGGTTCCCCACGGGCGCGGTAAGCGGCGCGGTTCAACTCCTCGAACACGCCCTCCATCTGACGGCTAATGTAGGTCCTCAGCCATTCCCGTCCGATGTCCTCGAAAATGCCAGCAATTGCTTCGGTTAGATCGCCAGTGCCTTGGATAGCATCGGCCATCGCATCGCTAAAGCTACTACTGAGCTGCTTCACCTCGGCGCGCCAGGCATCACCAAACTGCGTGGCGCGGCTGAGGAGTTCGTCGAAATACCCCCGCCCCTCTTCTGTTGTTAGGGGAAACTCTTCGAGTAACTCCCACAGCCGCTCGATCTCACGCGTCGTCCTCGCCACGGGGTCAAGGCCGTAGTCCTCCATACCCGCGGCAACCTCGCGTTGCCAGTCAGCGTAGTCGCGTTGGATGTCCTGCATCTCTTTCCAGAGCCGGATGCGCTCGCGCGGGTCGGTCATCGCGCCGTAACGCTGCTGTAACAACGCGAACTGCTGGAACGTGTCCGTGTCGGCCTGCAATTTCAAGTAGTCGTACTGTACCTCCACAAGCTCTTGGTGCAGCTCGACTAAGCTACGGAACGCCGCGATCTGAGCGTTGACATCTTTGAGGTCTAGGGCGCGCTGGAAGATGTCTTGTAGGTACTTGATCTTCCCGGTAACATCGCCGAGTCGGTCGAGTAGGAAGAGTTCGAGGTCTTGACCAAGCCCAACAATGCCGTCTCGGAAGTCCAGCACCGCTGCATTTGCACCAACGAGCTTCTGTTCGGCGGTAAGTAAGGCATCGGCGAGATCAGACGCCTTTGCGCGCATTTCCGTTATAATCTCCCCGATGGTCTCACCGACAGCGCCCTCGGCCCGAGCAGCCAGTAGTAACGCGGTCAACGCGCCGGCGGCCTGCTCCACATCACGCCGCAACATCTCGGCGCGTTCACGCGAGAACTCCCAACCCTTCCCCATTTCGAGTTCTGTGATTTGTCGTTCGAACTGGTACTGCCGTTCCAGCAGATCGGCACTCTTAGAGATGACCTCGAATTGCTTGGTCAGCGTGGCGAGCCGTTGCATCTCCGTTGCCTGGTCGGGCGTGATCTTACCGCGCCGAACCCAATCGGCTAGGGTCTTCTCCAACTCTTCGCGGTACTCACGGAGCTGGAACTGTAATGCCTCAGCACCGCCGCGGATGATATGCAGTGCACGTTCCCATGCGCGCTGGAACTCTAGGGGATATTGAGTAGCGAAGGTGTTGAGCACGCCGACCAGTTCGTCACGTGCCCCAAGCAGGGCTTTGCGCGCCTGTGCCGGGATATCTTCGGACAAGGTTTCATTGATCTGGTCCAACGCCATCAGCGCGCGGTCCTGCATATCCTCCCAAGTCTGGTCGAAGCGTTGGATTTCTTGATACCACGGCCCGAGACCTTCCGCGCCCATACGCCGCATCGCCTGTTGGAGTTCGCGTACCAGATTGATAACGGATCGGACCTGATTCTGATAACTGCGGAGGCTCTTACCAGCTTTCTTAGTGCCGAGCGGATCCGGATCCGATACGATCCTTTTGGGAAGATCGGCGCGTTCCATTTCGAGTTCGAGTAGGGCTTGTTCAGTGGTCTTGAGTGTACCCTCCAACTCGATTCGACGACCCGCCGCAACGTTGTACTCACCCACCGCATTGCTGAGCCTGTTGGTAACACCGGTCTGCAGGCCGGACAGATCCTTCATCTCATGTGTCCGAGACAACACAGCCTCGGCATCTTTTCGATCCACACCGGCAAAGGGGTCAACATACAGCTTCTGCCCCTTAGCAATAGTGTCGAACATGCCAAGGACCGTCTTGCGTTCTCTCTCCGCGGCCTTCGCAAAGTTATCGACGGCATCTCTGCGCAGTTCGATATCGCCCCTAATACCCTGGATTTGTCCCCGCAGTGTTTGGGCAATACTGGCCCGCATCTTGTCCATCGCATCGGTAATGCCGATAAGAGCGCTCTGTGCGGCGCGCTCGACGATGCCAAATGCGGGAGCTAAGCCGTCGCGTAAAGCTAAGCTGGCATCACCCGTTGCGGCTTGAAGCAGTTCGAGGATCTTCGCCATCTGCTTTTGCTTGTCCGCGGCCTTATCAGTACTCTTTCCAACCGCTTCGTACTGATCACGTAAGGATTGGATCAGTTCGGCACGCCGCGTCAACGCGTCGACCTGGGCGCGGTAGCCAGCTTCTTCGCGGCGAAGCGCCTCCAGGGTTGTTTGCTCAATGTCCTCGGCCTGTCGCTCCAGTCCACGTGCCGCACGCTCATGGCGATAAACATAAGCATCAATGGCCTTCCAAGTCCCGAAAGCAACACCAACAGCGGCCACGGCCCAACCAACAGGACCAAGTGTGACCCAGAATCGCTGCAGGGCAAGTGTTGCAGCATTGACCTGGAGTTGCCATGCCGCCATTGTCACCGTACCTGCCGCTACTGCTTGTGTGCCCAAAACCATTTGGGTATGGAACGTAATCAGCGCGGCCGAGTAGGCTTGGGTGTAGCGCGTGATCAGAACCAGAGCGCCCGCAGCGAAGATGGTCTTGATGCCAACCTTATCGACAACGGTAACGAGGCTGGTGAGTACGCTGACAATGCTCTTCAACGTATCCTGCGTTTCCGTTCCGACCGCGAGTGCTTGAAGCGCGGCCTTCAACCGCCCATAACGGACCTGCAGGGAATCCAGAAAGATGATGTTCTCCCGCAACGCGGAGCCTTGGCTGTCATACGCGATGCGCGTCGCCTCAAGGATGGCGGGCATGCCCTGGATTAGGGTCCGGAACTCGGTGACCCGCCGCACGCCGAAGGCTTCAGCAATGGCCTGACGCTGGGTATCGCTAAGTACCTCCCACTTGACAGATAGCTGCGTCAAAACGTCCATCATAGCCAGCAGTTCGCCCCGCTCACGGCGAACATAAATGCCGATCTTCTCAAGCTCTTTGACGTTGCGCTCGCGATAGGCGTAGGTCAGAACGGTACGCATCGCCGTTCCGATTTCTTGGCCCGATCGCTTCGTCTGCTCGACTAGAACGGCGACCATCGCGCTGGCTTCTTGGATCGAGAGGCCAGCATCGTGGGCGGTGCGGCCGAGGCGGGCAGTGCCTTCCGCGATGTCCTGCGTCGTTGCGGCATAGCGGTTGCTTAGTTCGTTCCACGTGTCGAGGACAGTAATTGCTTGAGTGGCCTCAAGATCAAACTGATTCAGGGCCGCCGTCAAGTAGCGGGTTGCTTGTACAGCATCCATCTCGGCGATGTTCTGGGCAAGCAAGCTAACCCTTGTCAACTCGATTACATCACGAGCACGGTAGCCCTGCCGAGCCCAGTCGCGCATACCATTCAGGACGTCGGAGATTCCAGAACCATAAGCCATCGCCATATCGACCGCGGCCCTCTTCATCTGACCGAGATCAGCGATGTTTCCGGCGTATACCTTCCTCAAACCAGTCAACGCGAAGTCCACGTCGTTGATGGTCTCGACAGCACCGCGGAGGGCTTGCAGTGAACCGTAGATCGCACCTGTTGCCACGCTCCACAGAAGGACCTTGCCCGCGGCATGAGAGATTCCGCGACCCGCCTCTTGCATCGCGCCACCGAAGCCTTTGACTGCTTGGGTTGCCTGCGTAGCCTGCTTACTTGTAGTAGCAAAGCCAGCCGCGGCCTGACGTGTGGCGCGTTGGGTTGCGGTGGTTTGCTGTGGGGTGACACCCACAGTGGTACGCGCCTGGGCCGTACCGACTTTCGAGGCCTGCTGGGCGAGCTGGATTAGCTGTGCCTGCAGCCTTTGGACGGTGACCGGGTCCAAGCCTATTCCGAGCAAATAGGAATATTGAGCGCTTGGCAGCTTAGAGCACCTCCGCGACCAAAGCGGCTGGAAGGCCTAGCGTCTTTCGATGAGCGATGAATGCGAGTTGTTCCTCAAACGTAGGTATCCGACTACCCTTGCGACTGTTGCATGATTTACACAGGGGTTGAATATTACTAATAAAGGCAGGACCACCCGCACTCAGAGGAACAAAGTGGTCTACTGTCGCGGACCGCGCTGTAAAGGGATGTCCGCATATAGCACAAGTCATGCCGTATCGGACAAGCACATCCTGCCATTCATCTTTGGTGTATTCACCCGGAACATTGGTAATACAAGCGCGCCTCCGCTGTGCACCCCTTCGACGGGCATCCCGGTTCGCTGCCTGCCACACTTTCTTTTTCGCGCGACAGGCATCCCGGTTCGCTTCCCGCCATACTTTCTCTGTCGCGTGACGGGCATCCCGGGTCTGGAGGCGCCATTGCCGTCGATATTCCTTTCGCTTGACAGGATCTTTGAGTGGCATCTTAGAGCACCTCCGCGATCAAGGCGGCTGGAAGGCCTAGTGCCTTGCGACGTGCGATGAATGCTAACTGTTCCTCAAACGTGGGTATTCGAGTATGCTTACGACTGTTACATGATTTACATAACGGTTGCAAGTTCTCGGCGCAGTTCGGACCACCAGCAACAATTGGAACGAAGTGATCTACAGTTGCAGAGCGTCGCGTAAGAGACCGCCCACACTTGGCACAGGCCATACCATACCGAGTAAGTATTTGATACCACTGCTCTTGGGTGTACTCACCCGAAACATTGGCAAGCCGGGCGCGTCGGCGGTGCTCGCTTCTTTGGTGAATCGCTGCGTATTTGTCGGGGTTGTTCTCTTGCCACCGCTTCGCCGCGATACAGCGTTCCTCCCGATTCGCCTCCCGATATATCTTCCGCTTCGCGCGAAGGGCATCTCGATTCTTCTGATAATAAGCAGCATTCTTCGCCTTCACCTTTTCTGGATTCGCCCTCCGATAAGCTTTTGCTGTTATACGGAGTGCTTCTCGATTCTTCTCACGGTAGATGGCCTCTTGTATCCCCAACTCAGCGCGGTGCTCTTCACGATACTGCCGACTTTGTATCAGAAGATTCTCCCGGTTTGTCTCGTAGTATGCCTTCTGTCTCACGACGATGGCATCTCGATTTGCTTCATAGTATGCCTTATGCCTCGCACGGATGGCCTCCTGATTCTGGAGGCAGTATTGCTGATCATACTCTTTCTTTTTGGCCGGATCTCTTTTAGTCATCAAATGTCTCGGAGTCTGGCGCGGTGTCGCTTCAGATAATCAGCGATTGCTGGGTTGTCTTCAACCGCGATGCAATGACCGTAGACCATTTCCTCCAAAGCCTGCCAGAGATCGTAGCGCGGTATCACATGGCCCCCAAACAAAGACACCCAGTCTATTTCACGCGCCGACGTCTTGTACTCCCCCACCTCCTCTGGATGAGGCAACCGTTGCACCAGATCCAAAAACTGCGTCAGATAATCTGATATGATCCACTTGGGCGGGCGCGGATGCCCCAGGCTTGTGGTCTGCCGAAGCGCCTCCTTCGCGTCCACCCAGAACCACGCTCGACGCGCCAGGTACATCGTGTTCGCTGGGATTTGCAGCAACGATGTCCCCTCCCACCCTGGCACCTGCCCCTGTTTCCGTGCTATGTCGCAAAGGGCCTGAACGAAAGGGCTCTTTGGCCGCCTCTTCGAGACGCGCCGCCATTTCGGGTGAGAGTGCACCGCCCACAATCACGACCCGTTGGGCCACTTCGTTGAGTACCCGCTCATCGCCCTTGAACTCGGCAAGCATGGCGTCGTATGCCTGTTGCGGGCTACGCAGCGCCTGGGCTATCGACGTGATGCCAACGGCTGACAGATCAAAGAAGGGAGCGTTACGATCATCCAGCTTGCGTGCGCAGGCATACAACATCAAAACGCGCGTGTATTGCTGAGCCTGTTCAAAGGCGGGTTCGACCGCGGCGGCGTGATACAGTCGCTTCCAGACCCGTTCGCCGGGCAGTTGGCGGAGATGGCGGATCCGCTCCGTCGTTTCCCGATCTATGACTTCGAGCAGCCGCTTGGTCTGTTCATCCTCGTCCAGCTCGTCTGACGACTTGAGCTGACCGATATCGAGCAGCGCTTTTGGAAGCACGGCGGGTATGCGCACCATCTCGATCTGGGCGAGTGTCTCGATGACGAAGAGTCGGAGCAGGTCGGTGCGGTACTGCGCTTCATCCCAAGCGGAGCGATCCGGTTCCGGTAGCTTGCGCTCCTCATCCTCGGGCTGGCGCGCTGTCCAGACAGATAGCCACGCCGCGCCCAACTCTTCAACGCCCCATAGGCCTAACTCGTCCTTGATGACTTCGATGCGCTCGATTAGGGGTAGTAAGCGTTCGCCGCGTTCGACCTCGCCCATGAAGCGGTCTCGTAAGTCGCGCGCGAAGCGCTGCTGTGTAGCCTCGACGGCTTGGCGTACTATCTCGGAGATGCGGACGATACGCATCTCGATACTGTCCCGCCCCAACGAGATCTGCTCAATGGGATCTTGGCGGGCCGGGTCGAACGCTTCCATCGTGGTGAGGATTACTTCCTTGGGATCATGGTCTTGCACGACGCCCTCCTAGTAGGTGGGGGAGAGGGTTGTTTGCCCTCTCCCCCACCACATTGTCTTGGTCTATGTTACGCGCCCCAACGGTACTCGTGGGTCTGCAGAGCGGATTCGCTGTGGAGGAAGATGACCCACGCCGAGACCTCCGTACCCGTCGCACCGCCAAATCCGGCATCGATCACGTCGGTATGCGGAATCGTGATCGTCTTGGCCACGTCGACATTGGTGTCGTCGACAGCGATCTCCTGGGCCACACGGTCGTAGCCATCGCCGTGCTGGATCTCCAAGTAAACCGCGTAGTGGTCACTCTTCTGCGGGATCAGGAGCGGGACCGGACTGGTCCACGTACCGGTCCAGCCGCCACCACCACTCGACAGTGTGACGCGGCGGGAAAGGAACTGGCCACCCTCAAGGCACTCCAGAGGCACACCGGCGTTGCCGCGAATGGTGCGCACCGCCTCCCCTGCCGGATCGTTCCGGGCAGTTCCGAACACGGCCGCCCAGCTGCCCAAATAGGTGCTGCCGTTCGCGTAGCCGTTGTGGTCCTCATTCAGCGTTTCGACTATGGCGAAGCGCGGGGTCACCCCACTGCCTGCACGCGCCAGCACCGGGGTCGTCGGGTCCCGATCAGGGATACCGGCGAACATTTCGTTGACGAGCGGGCTGTTCGGATCTTCGATGATATCCACGCTTTGCGGACCCGAACCATACGTCGCCATGCTAATGCCGTCGACGTCGCCGTAGACGTCACGGCTCACCTCGATGACGTTGGGGTCGAAGTCGAGGCCGGAAAGCGCGCCGACGGGCATACCGTCAACGATCAGACGCTTCCGCTTCATCACCATAGCAGTCATTCTGCTCTCAATAGGCATCCTTCAAGTCCACCTCCTCTCTATAGAGATATGGCGACCTAACGCAGTCGTTGCCCCTGAATGGTGAGTTGGGGTTGTACCAGACTATGGTTTGAACGGGGTGGGATAGTAATGCTGCCGCATCAAACTCTCCTCGGTGACGACGGCATGGCCCCATTTGCGCTGGAAATAGGCCGCGTTTGCAGAGAACTCGTTTCCAGACACGACAGGCGTGACACCGTGGTTCTGGGTGCCTCCACCATAGTGGTACATCGGTGCGGCACTGGTTGAAACAGCTGTGCCACCGGCGAGGACGACGCGGGCGTGGTAGTCGTTGTCCTCGAAGTAGGCGCGTAGAAAGTTCTCATCGAACTCGCCGACTCTGTCCCATGTGTGGCGCGGCAACAGAAAGAAGCTGAAGTCAGGGTGGGCATGGACCCGATAGGGAGGTTTGGGCACCATTATCTTGACCTGCTCTGAGCTGGGTCCACCGCGGAGGTTGGCGGCTGTCACTATCCACGCATCGGTTTCGCGCCAGCAGTCAACGAGGTTGTCGATGCTGTGTGGACACAACACGATGTCGTCGTTGGCGACGATGACAACATCGCAACCCGCATCGAAGAGGGTGCGGCAACCCAGATTCCACGACTCCGCCACGGAGTGATTGGCTGTGGAATTATCAACGATATGGTAACGGATGCTGTGTGCGGTGCGGACGGTATTGAGCAGTTCGATGAGGCCTGAGAAGTTGACGAGAACCGGTATGGTCATACCGACTAGCATGGCTCAACTCCGATCTTTTGGTACTCACCCAAAAAGGCGACGGCACTCGGCCATGTCGGGAAGGTTGCGGTGCAGTGCACGGTCAGCCATGGCATTGCAGCGGCAGTGTCGCCGACGACGATACACATCTTGTTGAGGACAACGGCATACATCAACTCCATACCGGTCTCGATGCCGCGGCATTCCGCATTGATCAGAACGATATCGGCGCGGCGGATCCCCTCTTTCCAGAGCTCGACGCCGGCGTGGCCGTGTCCACCGACTACACGCTGCGGTCGATTGACTACTGGGATGAAACCGACATCACTCAACGCCGCCTCTATGAGAGAGGTCTCCTCGAAGCCAGAAACCCAGACTCGAAGCTTCACATCTGTCATCGCTGCGCCTCCAGTGCTTGTTTGATTGCTGGATACTTCGCTAAGAGTCGGTCGCGGTTCCGACCCCACATCGCGGCACCATGACCTCGAACGGTATGGATCTTGGTGTGGATCAAAACAGCGTCGGGCACGAGTTGAATGGCGGGCCGGTACTGCAAGGCCGCTACAGGATCGATCTCACTGGACAAGTACATGTGGAGTCGAATACCCCAGTCCACATCCTCCATATAGATCGGCTCGAACTGGGTATCATAGGGACCGACCGCATCCCACAGACCGCGGTGCAGCAAGGCGTGTCCGGTGTAGTCGGGATCGTCGTTTGGATCGTGGGCGTAGCGCGCCGGTTCTAAGACATAGCCACCGAAGCCCTCGGCCTGCATCTGCTGTCCATCTTGAGTCACAGCGAATGCCCAGTGGACACGTCTAGCATCGTCACGCCGCGCAACTTGCCCCATCGCGCCGAGCCAGTTAGGGGTGACGATGAAGTCGTTGGCAAGGCTCGGAACGACCAGCCACATGCCTTGACTGGCCAGAACAGCCTCGTTCATTGATGCCGCCCAGGACTGGCAGTCTCCCGGCGATCGCAACAGCAACCTATTGATAAGACCACAGTGCTGGCATTTTTGGAGTTCTCGCTGCAAGCCCTCATCCGACCCGTTGTCGGTCACAATCACTTCGTAGGTAGTCTCGTCGGTGTGGCGAGAGATCGAGACAAGGCAGTCAACCACCTCTTCACGGTTCCAACTCGTGACAATAACGCTGACGAGTCCATCAAACATGACCCAACCCTCCTCGGAGTACGTACCAGAGCGCGGTAACTGCGTCGCGCAGCCGCATCTTCGATGGAGTCGGGCGGTGGGTACAGAGAAACTCGCCGATGTAGGCCAGGGCAACAACACACTGGACTTGTACTGCGAGCTTGGCGTGGTAAAGCCGATTAGGGACGCCGTTGGCGGCGAAGTCGATTTCGCGTAGTGTCTCGGCCGCATAGGCCCGATAGCCGCAGGTCGGATCGATTATGCCAACACCGGTGCGACGGCGGATCAGCGCGCCACCGAATTGGGTGAGAAAGAGTTTGAGGCGGGAACGTCCACCGGTTAGTGGACGCACACCAAACCAAGCACGCTCCGATACGGTTGCATCAAGTGCGGCAGTGATCTGGGATGGCTGCCAGGTCCCACAATCCACGGTTATGACCCATTCTGCCATGGGCAGGGTCAACGCGAATACAACGCCTTGCTCATAAGCACCGGAGAGGCCGCGGTAGCGGAAGTGGTCCTGTTCGACGTACCAGATACGAAGCCCACCGGGAAACCGGCACCCCTCCAAGGCCTGCTTGACGAGAGGCTTGCAGTCGGCGACGACGACTAGCTCTCGCGCCCGTCCGTCCCAGGATTGGAGATAAGCGATGACATCGCTGTATCGCTCGTTCTTGATGGGGAAAACAACGACCCTTCCTTCAATTGGCGCGCGACGAGACGGGGCCGATCCGCGCCATGGCTTCTCCACCTCTTCCCACCTCCTCGTCGGCAGTGGAGACGTCTCCGCTCTCCACGCTCACAGTCAAGGCAGGTGTAGCCATCGGACTGTCCGGATTCGATTCGGCCGCAGACGATGCATCTGAATCGCATGACCGACGACCCTCCTTGTACGCACGCATGATCAGTTCGCGCCATTGCAACACGATATGATCCCAGTTCCAATGCGCACGCGCATAGTGCGCAGCATTGGTCCCTAAACGATCCCGCAAGTCATGGTCGTGACAGAGCTGGGCCAGTTTTTGCAGTAAGATGCCGGTATCGCCGCGCGCCCGTTCGATGCAGTTACCTGATGCGGTAACCGTTTCGGTATAGGGCACACGCATGTAGTCATCAGAGAAGTAGTCGGTGACACCGGCGTAGTCAACTGCTAGGCTGGGTCGTCCACAGGCCTGGGCCTCTAGGTGTGGAAGTCCGCAGCCTTCACCCATTGACCATAAGACGTGGACATCTAAGGCTTGATACAGCGTGGCGAGGAGTTCGACGGGTGGTGTCTCATCTACCATTGCGAGATCGATCCGTACCACCCGCTTTGTCGGACAGGTCAGTGGAATCAGACGTGTCAGATCCCATCCACCCGGCATAGAGGGTAACCATTCGGTCCAGGGAACAAGATAAGCATTGGGGTGGCTGTGTAGGAACGCGCCGACCGCTTTCAGGAAATCGGGCCAGTTCTTGCGCGCTTGATTTGTCGCCACCATTCCGATGATGTAGGCGTTCTCTGGAAGTCCAAGAGTCTGCCTTGCCGCTATCTTCGATCCTGGCACGAATGTCTTGAGGTCTACGCCGTGGGGGATGACATCTAATCGGCCGTCGAGTTTGGCGCGCTCACCTTCATCGAGTTCGTCGAGGAATAGTTGCCGTGCCCAGTCACCGTAGAGAACGGTGTATTCTTGGGCCAGCATGAAGTCACGCCAGGCGATACGGGCGAGTCTCCGCTTCGGCAACTTGAAGAGATGGATCGGGAGATGATGGCCCCAGACCTCGCCGTCAATGGGCTGGTAGTAGATGACTGGACAACGAAGGTTTTGCTGCGTACCCTGACACGGCATCCACGCCGTCATCCACGGATCGAAGTTGCAGACCAGCACGTCTATGGCGAAGCGGTCGATCCAGAGCTGCAGAGATGACTGTCCGTAGTCGTTGGCATCAAGGGGTGAATCGCATGGAAAGCCGACCGGACTTGGCAGATCACGAGACCACCCGTCGACGCGCGTGTCTCGGAAACGATCAACGGCTTCTCGATACTGAACCGGATCTTTGACTGCTCCTAAGGCCTGCCACGGATCATAGCCTATGGCAAGTTGCCGGACCTCGAACTCGGGCATGGCGTTGAGCCGTGTGAGTACATTACGTGCGACAGTCCCGAATCCGGTGGGTGCGTAGGCCCAATCCGAGAACCATCCTATCCTAATAGGTTTGCCCAACCGAATCACCCCAGTTTTGGTACTTTGACCGTGAAGTTGAGAACCAACCAGCTATCCTCGCCACGTGCCATGGCGACGTCAAGATGGTCTTGGCTAACCACGTCTTGAATCAGCATGGTCGCGATCACATCGCCTCGGCTCACCGAGGGTGCCGCCTCGGAATCGTAATGGTAGAAGTAGACGTCCTTGGTTTCCTTGGCACCCAAAAACGCGGTCAGCCAGTCCTCGACGGCGTCACGTTGAAACACGGTCTGCTCACCGAGCCGCACATCAATCTCCCAGTACGAGACGTCTTTGTGTCCGCCGCCATAGAGCGCGTCTTGAATCGGCCCGTCGGCGCGTTTCGTCCAGGTGACATAGGGCTTGAGATCTTCGTTGTCCCGCAGATCAATCGTCGGCATGCCGCGGTAGGTGCGTGAGGCAGGTCGAATGATGATGCCGGGTACGATGTCAGTAAGTTTCCGCTCGGCATATACACCAGTCGCTAGGTCATAGGTCTCCACGGTCCCGGTGCGGATGTGGAAGCCCAGGCTTTGTCGCACATGCTCTGTAATCGAGGCTTCGCGGTATGCTGGTTGTGTCATCAGATCCCCCTCGTATAAGCGATCAAAGCGCCTCGAAACATTGTCTGCACCTCGGCAACGGTCTGCCAATGCGCCACACGGAATGGGGCGCGTCCGAACGGCTCGGCATTGAGTTCTTGGGCCACACCTTGGAGCTGACGGAAACTCACCAATGAGCCGAAGTGGCCCAAACGTACACCTTCTTTGCGGAATGCGCCGGGATGTCGCTCAACTCGGGGACGGTACACGATCTCACCACTACGCTGATCACGGAAACGGAGCAGGGTCCGACCACCACGAGGAGAGATAGGGTGTTCGCCCGCGCCGTACTCGATGATGGCCCAAATAGGTGGCTCGTCCTGACGGACCAATTCGCCTTGTCCGCGCTCACCACCCGTCCACTCACCGCGCCAGTACATCGGTGCGGTGTCGGCATCAAGGATGTGACGGTTGCCGAAATAGGCCCAGGATTGCGTGTTCTGCAGTATCACGGCCTGGCCCATGTCGGGCCGTGCGACAACATCATAGACGTGTGGACGCTCCGCCTCGGTTGGGTGGCCGACGAAGACGTCACGCGGCGCGCGCTGGATAGCCCCAGCCGTTGTCTGCCCAGGCATCCGTGCCAGGACGCGCAGTCGATAACGCCGCAGCGCCTCCATCGCGGTGGCGCGACAGGCGTAGTCAACGGCTTGGACGAACCGCCGGGTGCGGCTCGACCCATACGGTGTTAGTCTAATCTCAACTCCCACCACGATCCCTTTCTTGCAGTAGTATGAGTAGATGGCCCAGCGTCTTCAACCTATCATTCAGCATGGCGACGTGCCGTCTCAGATCGGCTCGAAGATGCTTCTCGATCAGTTCTCTTACCGCGGCGCGGGAGGCATCAGCACTACGCCGCCAGTCCGCTCGATCCAGCCGCCGCTTGATCAGGGGGGCCAGATAGTTCCAAAGCTCGGTGCGTTCGCCCTCGGTAAGCGCGGAGGCCACTACCCTCATAGCAGTCGGCGAGAGCTTGCGGGAGAGACGCGGATGCTTACGTAAGAAAGCTTCGATGTCGGCCTGTAGTCCGTTGATAAAGCGATCGTTGACAAGAATGGCACCTAAACGATCCGCACTGAGCAGATTCTCAACCGACTCTTGGTAGTTGCGCATGAAATCCGACAAGTGCTGATCTACAGCGACGCAAAGTTGCTCCACACGCGCTTCTGGCATCTGACTCACCCTTATTGCTGTGACGACTTGACATGAATGGCGTAGATGGTAACGCTGCCGGAGGTGGGATCAACGACAGTTTCGAGGATACGGCAGGTTTCGAGTGCATCCCCAACCGCACTTGACTTAGGCACTCGAAGGTGTCGTCCCGACTCTAGGACCGATGCGTAGAGAGGGGCTATACCCATGATTGCGACATCGGCGCGATGGTACTCGTAGACACCACCAGCGAAGATTCTGCGAGTTGTCCCACGCCAAACCACCCGTCCCGGAATGGCTTGGTATGCCTTAGCAGCTGTGATGCCACGACCAGCCGGATCCGCATCCGAGTACGAACCGGTTGCAATCACGGTCTCCAGCTCGAAGTAGCCATACTCGGCTCCCGCGATCTCGCCTTGGCGTTCTGCTAAGATATGTTGTCGCGTAGTAGTACCCAGCATTATGGAATATCTCCATACCGTTCGACTGACCAGGCCTGGCCCTGATAGAGTGAACCGTCAGTACTCGCCGGTAGCACCGGCAAGGTATAGCCAGCGTCTTGGGCCAAGATAAAGAGTTGGGTATCGAGTGCCTTTACGACCTCCCCGAGCCGCGAGGCGCGTGATGTCGTATCAATCTGACCAGCCGCATCACTCAGTCGTACCGCGTCCGAGGCCGCATCGGCCCAACGTGTACTCAACAGGAATCGTGCGCCCGCAATCACCAAAATGGGCCAATCGAGTCCACTCGGTTGGGGCGCTAACGTCACGATACCACCTGACTCAGAGACGACATAGGCGGTCGCTCCCCACATGCCGTAAAGCCACAGACCGGCCTGCTTCAACGCAATGCCGACCTGGGTTGAGCGGTAGCGGTACAGCATCCCCTCCAAGTAATGTTGACTCGCCGCAGACGGAGCTGTTGAGTAGACCAGCATTCCTGTATCGGGATCGAGCGCGAAGCCGGTACTGATCTGGTCGCCCGTTGCGGCGTTGTAGAGCTTTGCATCTGCCGCCAAGGGTACAAGTGGACTCTGAAACCGCTTGTTCACACCGTTGACCATCCCGATAGGTACGATATGGCTTCGATACAATCCCAAATCGCCTGCGGCTTGTCGGACCTCTGCGACCACCCCAGCCTCGGCGACGATAGCGTACTGGGCCGCGGCCGCGGTGCCCAGATAGGGATCGTAGGTGACGATACGGCAGCTAACATCGGTATCGTTAGCACCTTCGGCCTCGGCATGGAGGATGAACTTGCCGAGGGTGTCAACATCGGAGAGAGCAAACAGTAATTCATAGAGGCCCTTGCCGAGTTCGACGATCTCACCAGCGGCATTGATCCAATCCGACGCGCCCTGTTTCCAGAGCGTGACGGTCGGTGTAAGACCGGTCTTTTTTGTGTGCCCATCGACCTCATCCACCATCAGGAACTCTTGGCCATGGCTCGTATTATTCTGTTGGATCAGCGGCGGCATTGCGCAGTCTCCGTTCTTCTACGCCCCGTTAGGTCAGATTGATAATCCCGTCGACGTGCCACTGGATCTTGAACGTGCCGTTGGTACAGGCCTGTATCCCACCGAAATCGATGGAGCAGATCAGCTCATCGGCGGCGAGGTCATCCCACAGCACGGCATGATAGGCAGAAAGTGTCTCACCTGGGCCGGCCTCGAAGTCGGTCGCAGCGAACTTGGTTGTCGCTCCCTGCGTCACCGCCTTGCCTCCGAGCGCGATGCCACCAACTGTATAGACGACCTTGTCCCCGATGTCATTGGCCGACACCTCGCCCCAGAGGTTGTGTGTGGCCGTGAATGCATGGGAGTCGTCCATGAGGGCGCACATGATGGTGTCTGCCTCCAGATCCACCACCTTGTTCATCAGATTGGCCTTGAAGCGATTGTAGATTCCAGATGCCATCCTCTACCACTCTCCTTTAGTGCGGTCGTTTGACTTCGCCGACTATATCTAGACAGGGAACGTGGACGATGCAGTCCGTCCCGCCCTGCGCGTTTGGTCTCTGTTCGGACCAGACACCACTTACCTGTGGCGTTCCATCCACTATCTCGACTGGGATGGCCTTGTCGCCAAGAATAAGATAGAGTTGCCCATCCTTTTCGACCAGTTCCTTCCTCATAGTATCTGCCTCGTACCGATCCTCGACCCCGTAATTCGCAACGTTCTACGTTGGCGCATCAATTCAGATGAGACGACAACTACGACAGGCGATGGCAGTCCAAGACTCAATGCCAAGGCCACTGGCAGGACGATGGCGGTGGCCGTCACCGTAGGACTCTCCACGGTTGCGGTGAGCGAGAGTGCCACCGGAGTCACTATCACCGCATATGCCGGCGTCTGTAGGCCCAGCGTCAACGCCAGAGTGGCTGGCAGAACAACCGCGCCGGCAGTCACGACTGGCGTCTCCAGGTTGAGAACGAGGGCGAGCGCGTCGGGCGCGATGATGATGGTAGGAACGGGAGCTTCGAGTGTGGCCGTCAGTGCCAACGCATTGGGTTGCACACTTACCTGTGGATCAGGGACGAGAAGGCCCAAGGTCATCGCGAGGGCCGCCGGTAGCACAATCACATCCCCAATGGTAGTCGCGATGATCACTGGCACGGGCAGACCAAGCGTCAGGGCAAGTGCCGTGGCAGAGGCGATGATGACTGGTACTGGTGCCTCTATGCCGAGTGCAAGCGCGAGGGCAGCAGGCGTCACCACCACTGTCGCCTCAGGATCGAGGAGGGCGAGCGTCAGGGCCAGGGAGGCTGGGCTCGTGATGATGGTGGGTTCTGGCGCAAGGACCGTGGCGGTAAGAGATACCACTGACGGTTCCACAACCGCGCCCGCTATCGTGGTCGGTGTCTCGACCGCGCCCGTCAGGACCAGGGCGGCCGGTGTAGTGACGACCACTGGCTCGGCTGCTTCCAGGGCAGCATTCAAACTGAGCGCGCCCGGCGTGGCTATGATGGTTGGTTCCGGGGCCTCTACTGCAATAGACAGAGCCAGCGCCGCAGGAGTCATCGTCACTACTGGTTCGGGTGTGAGGAGTGCCGCAGTCAAGGGGACTGCTGCTGGTTCCACTATCGCGCCCGCGATGACCCCCGGTGCTTCTACCGCCGCCGTCAGCGCCAGTACGGACGGCATCATGGTTATGATCGGTTCAGGCGCGCCCAACGCCGCAGATATAGCGAGCGGAGAAGGAGTGCTGATAACAGTCGGCTCGGGTGCGAGGAGCGCCGCCACCAAGGCCAGCGTTGATGGCTCGACAACGGCAGTGCCGGTCTCCGTGGGTGCCAGGACAGCGGCGGTGAGCGCGAGTGCCGCGGGCGTGGAGGTCACGACCGGCTCGGGGGTTGGCAGCGCGGCCGTCAAGGCCAGTGCCGAGGGCGAGGATGTGATAACCGGGATGGGTCCCTGTACCGCGGCAGTCAGAGTCAGCGCGGCAGGAAAAACTGTGACGTCAGCCCCTCCCCCCTCCGTGTAGCTCGCATTGAACTTAGGGCCGGAGACGTTGCCGCTCTGATCATAGGAGTGGCACCGTCGATACTCAGAGGAGCCAGGCCGATCCGATGAGGTGTTGTATACGATCAACGCCAAATCATTCCCGGAACTCCAGCCGGCCCGATCCGTCACCTCCTCTATTACGGCGGCGATATCTGAGCTTTGATACCAGCCATCTGTAACCCATGCGGCAGTTCCGACATCCCATTGCGCCGACTGTGCCCCCTTCGCATTGTACGCGGTGACGACGCTGTGCGTTGGCACGGTATCGAAGGTCACGGCGCTGTCGGCCGCTTCGGCGGCGATGGTAATATCGAGTTGCACGCTGGAGTTTGTGTATGAGCGCAAGGAGAGCGACGCCGAGTCTATCGTCGCGTCCTTGGGTATGGGTATTGTCGTAAACCGGGCCCCAAACATGTAGAAGGTGGATGTGCCGGCACCAAAATAGAGGTACGACTGGGTAAGGGAGAGAAGCGTACTCGTGCCCGGATAAGTGGAGCCGTACGCCCCCGCATCATCTGTTTGTGCCCCCACCTGCTCCTCGCCAATAGGCGTCGTATCAAGATATACCGGGTAGATGACATGGTCCAGGTCAGCGACCGCCACGCTCACCGCTACTGCGAACTGTCCCTGATTCTCCGCCCACTCCCACTTGGTGGGGACGTCCTGCACTTCTTCCGAGGAATCCCAGCACCGAGGCGGCTTCCACCACCAGGCCTGCCTGCGCTCTGTCCTCGCGGCGACATCCACCACCGCCTCAGCCGGGAAGGCGGTGGTCTGCTCGACCTTCACCGCACTGTCGAACTTGCTCTTGTCGAGGGTGAGCTCGCCCGGATTCAGCTTGTCCGCGTGCGTGAGCGCCACGGGGTCAGTGTCCGTATCCCAGCGAATGGAGAAGAGTTTGACCAGGCGCAGGCCGTGCGGGTCTATCGTGGGTGCTGGCAGCGCGGCCGCCGATGCTATCTCCACGACGGGGTAGAACTCGTCGGGCACGAGCTGATAGCGCAGGCTCAGGCCCGGCCCGAACGCGTCCGCATATCGCACCGAGTAGGCGTCATTGTCAACCGCGGCCTTGACGCCACCCTTCAGCGCGCCCACAGCCTGCCGCTGCCCGAGGTCGTTCTGGTAGTACAGCGCGATGGGGGAGACTTCCACCCAGTGCCCCGCCCTCAGGAACCGCATCACATACAGCGGCTCTTCCGCGCTGACCGCGTTCGGCCGGCTGTGCCAACACTGGATCTGGTAGCCGTTCGCCATCATCTCCAGGTCGCACCCACGCCCCGCGCCGATAGTCAGGTCGATCTCCTTGTACTGCTCGACCGCAGAGAAGGGGTTCAGGCGGTAGTGGATGGGGCCGACGCTTCCGCCAACCCTGAATCTCTTTCGGCCGTCGGGGGCGTCGGGAAGCGGGAAGACCTTGAATGCCCGCGTCCTCCGCGTTATGGCTTCCGGCCCCTCACCAAGAACGACGTTCTGAGTGAATGTGCCGCTTGTATCGCGCTGGGCTAGAGAGGACATGGATGGTTCCCCCGGTCGGTATAATGGGAACAACACCCGTTGACGTATCTCTCTGACTGTGGTATCATATGCCTATGGAAAAGAGAACTCGTCGCCTCGTCAACACGATACGTATCTGTGCCCAGTGTGGTGTTGCATATCATCCGCTCCGCACCATCGCGAAGACCTCTCGCTTTTGTGGCAAGCGGTGTTTCGGCCTTTCCGAGAGGGGACCGAACAACCACCGGTGGAAAGGTGGCTATGTCAACGCCCAGGGCTACCGATGTATCTTCGTCGATGGTATCTAAATGAAGGAACACCGGTGGCTCATGGCGCAACATCTTGGAAGGGATCTGGCCCCCGGAGAAACAGTCCACCATAGGGACGGGAACAGGCTCAACAACACATTGGGTAACCTCGTTCTCCTTCGGAGCCAGGGGGAGCATATGCGAACTCACCGGGTGTCCGATAGGTACATCTCTGACAGCGATGCCCAATGCAACAAATGCCGCCAGATTCTTCCTCGGGATCAATTTGGCAGGAGCGGCCAGACCCACGATGCCCTCACGTCCCAGTGCAAACAATGCAGGAACGCGACGGCCCGCAAGCGATACGCCATTCGCAAAACCGAACACTAACCGCTCCTTGGTTTCCCAGGCACGCCCCTCTATGACCTCGGTCTCACCCTCAGCAGCGAGGAAGGTGCCGGAGGTGTCTTTTGAGGCTAAAGATGGCATCTAGGCCTCGTTCACTCCCACAGAAAGATTCATAGCAAAGGGGGCTGGACTGGCGGGCCAGCCCAGCCCCTGACCATCCCAAACCCCAACCCACTACGTAGCGTACTGCGCACGGATCACGTTCGGCTTCTGATAGTCCGTGTAGGCGATCTGGATGGCCTTCTGCACTACGAAGACCTCATAGATCTGCCCGTTACGAACCTCCGTCCGCAGGTACTGCATCTGATCCACGAAGTAGGCGGCCCCATTCGGCCCGAAGTTGATCGGCTCCGGGTAGGTGAAGAGCCAGACGAGCCCGCGTGGCGCACGGTCATCCAACGGAGACATCAGGACCCAGAAGTACCGATCATCACCGGTACAATCGATGCTGTTCGTCGGGTCCGGCAGCGGGAATCGCGTGTTCCACATGTAGGTGAAGACACGCTCGCCTTCCTCGAAGATGCGGGCACGAAGAACATCCGGGAGCTCTGGGAAGTAGTCGGTTGCCCCAGCCCCCGCATCGGTCTGCTGCCACAGCGTCATAATGGTGTCGGGGTGCATTCCGATCCATTCCAGACGACGCTTCAGCAGCATGGAACGATGTGCAAGGTCCATGTAGATGTCCTTCGTTACGTATCCACCCGACGCGGCTGAATAGTCCACGTCGTTGTAGGTCGGCAGGCCTCTGACCTTGCTGGAGACCCAGTCGAACCCGTTGGTCACGAGTGTGCCCTGCGCCGGAGTCACCAACTGGTTATCCTTCGCGGTCAACAGATCACTGTCGACCTGCTCGTTGATGGCTATAGCGGCCTCATCTGCAAGCACCTGGAGATCCTGGATGTAGCGGTCAAGAAACCGCGGATCAAACCGCGGCACGAGAATCTCCGGGGTGGTGTAGATGACGGGATCACCAAGGCTGAAGACGCTGTCGCGATTGGCATGGATCTCCTGGAAGTTCCCACCAGGCGCTCCGATCTTGTACACCTTCGGAAGCTTCATCTGCGTGACCCGATAGGACAGAATCGAACCCCACTGGGTCGGGTTCACATCGGCAACCCGCATTCCCCACAGATCCGCCTCCATCCGCGCGCCGAGGCGCGAGACGAACTGCTGACGAACCTCGGTGGGAAGCGGCGAACGATCCGAGATCTCCGCGGCATGGGCGTTGTGACGCGCAAATGCCACCTTCAAGGCCTCGATACGCTTCTCGCGATCAGTCCGGGCCGGTGCCTCCAGACGCTGGCGCGCACGCGCGTAGTTGTCGTCGTTGAACGAGGCGACAACACGCCGCGGCCCGCTGAGGAGGGCCTGAACCCGTTCTGCGGCTAGGCGTTCCTTATCCGTACCTGGCATATCGCTTGTTCACCTCCTTCTCGTAAAATGGAAACCGTCTAAACCGGTCTCAGATTGCTCACCATCACTTCGATGATGCCCTCGGAGGCGATCAGGTCGTTCTTCAAACGGAAGAACTCGACGCTACCGTCACTGACGAGCTGCTGCTGGACGATTATGCCGTCGATGACGCCGAGGGCGCTGTCCAATGCCGTACCGGCCGAGATTCCACCCGTACCTGTCGACGCGAAGACCTTAGTCTCGAAAGTCGCACCGACACGCAGCAAAACGGCAGGGACCTTCTCGCCCACCGCAACCTCGCCGACATCAGTCCGTGTCAGCTTCTCGTACACGGTCGGACCAGCAGCGGTCACCCGCTTCAGAAGCAACATCTCGGCATTGTTGGTGGCCGCTGTCAACTCGTTGGTCGCGCTGAGATTGCGGTGCAAGATCGTGCCTTCGTAGTATTCATCATCGGCCGCGTAGACCGAGAGTTGGTCGGTTGGAAAGTCGAATCCCCGAAGTCGGCGCAGTCTTACATCACGATCCGCCAAGTTGTACACCTCCCTTCACATGTATTAGCAACTTTAGAGTGGGGCCGCCAAAACCACAGCGTTTCCAATCTTCTAGCGGCGGCCCCACCATCACCTAAAAAATCACCACAGGGTCGGCGGGCGGGTCTTCCGTATCTGCACCAGCACCGGTACCCGAGCCATCTGGGTTGAGAACTGCGGCAGCGGCCGCGGCACGATTGGCAGCTTCGGGATCAGCCGGAGGATCAGTCTTGAACTCACCTTTCAGCTTCCGGTTCTCCCGCTCCAGTTTAGCCATCGCGAGGTTGAACTCACCCGCAACCATTGCGGCAACCACACCCTTCTTCTCATCATCGGTCAGGGGGTGGATAGCAGAGAGTTCATCGACAGCCGCGTTCTGGGCCGCGACTTCCTCCCTACCCTTCCCCTGCGCCTCTTCCAGAAGGGCTGGCAACTGCTTTACCTTGAACTCCTCGACAGCGGTATCCGCGATCTGCTTGCGGAGCTCGGACTCGGGCGACTGCAGCCCGTTCAGGGCCTCTTGTCGACCATCCTCTTTTGCTTGGGCACACATTTCCCGGACTTTCTCCTCTGTCAACTCAGCCACGCTTTCACCCCCTTTCGGGTCAATAGTGTTTATGGCAGCATTACTACCTGACTTACGCTTCAGTCCCGCATATTTCCCGACAAGCGAATCAGAACTCACGTCGACACCGTAACGGCGACACGCACTCACGATACGCTTCGCCATGAAGACGAGTTCGGCACGGCTGTACTCCCCACTACTCACCGCGTAGTGGAACCTTGCTGAGGCATTCTTCGCGTGAGCCTCCGTATCAAGTGGATATTTGTAGTTGGCTGGATCCGCGTACTGTGAACGTTGTGTCGGATACCCCTTCGGAGCGGATTTGTGTCCCGATTTCTTGGCCGCCGGAGTCGATCCCATACCGTAGATGATATCTACAAACGGTGAAGGATCCAGTGATGCCTTACTGTCCACACCCTTACGCACCATCATGGCTCCGCACTTCGGACACTTCGTTTCGGTACAAGGCTCACCAGCATCATGTGATGCCGTTGCTCCACACTTGGGGCAGACACATCCACCACCAGGCCCGGCCTTGTACGGTCCACCTTTCCGTCCCAAACGCTCCGCCGCCGCGGCCTCGACGAAGCGCTGCTCCAGCTCGGCCTTCTCGCCGATCACAACGGTGCCGCCCTTCTCAGTACTCACCGACGCGCTCCAGTACTTCCCATCCTGCTCCCAGACCACAGCATCCGAGAAGGTGTAGATACGGTACGGATAACTGTCTCCGGTCTTGTACTTGCCGACAAGCGCGGTCTCGACGACGCGTAGGAACGCCTCCATGCTCTTCGAGGGATCCAGACCCTGTTCGGCAGCGCTGGCGTAGAGAATCCGCGCCGATGGAAACGCCGGATTTGCTTCCTGCAGATCAACCAGAGCCAAATCGTGGAACTCGACACCACTACACCAAATCGTGGTGTCTGGATCGGTGGCGATAACCTCTGGCAGCTTTGCGGTCGGATTCTGGACAACATCAATAAGGCCGGCCTCGGCAGCCTCGGCCAGGGTGTACTTCTTATCGCCTTTCGTCACAGCACTGCCATCGAGTAGCCATGTCCATTCAACAGAAACGGCCATGTCCGTCGTCAGCCGCGTCGGGTCCTGATTGCGCGCCTCCAACTTACGGCGCGAGATCGCGAGGTTGGCGAGGACATCGGAACCACGGCGGATGACTCGCGGAATGTAACCGTAGACATCATCGGGATTATGACCCATGTTGACGTGGCCACCCTGTAGACCACGCCAGCCGTCACCAAGCCGTTCATCGGCCAGTGCCCACCCCTTCCTTGAGCGTTCCCCAACGCTCAGAACGTGGACCTGCGCACCAACGCTGGAGTGGGTCCCCTCGGGAAGATCAGCCACCTCACTGGCCGCAAGTGCCCTCAGCGGGACCTGTTCACAGACCGTAAACCTCTCTGGTAATCGCACACAACCCACCTCCTATGTCAGAACGAGTGTTTCTTGATCCAGCTACGCGCCCGCTTCATATCCCAACGATCCGTCCGGAACAGAACAGTAGCGACTTCACTTGTCCCATCGGCCTTGATCCCGTAAAGCAGCCGGATGCCCTTACTGTTGAGGGGCCCATACCGATGCTTCTTGTAGGAACCGGTATTGACTGGTATCCGTATATACATATTGCTAACTTCGATGTTGGCTGCGAACTCATCATCGGCGAAACTCTCCACTACTGGGTCCGCATCGGCTACGAATCCATCCAACGTTTCGGGATCCCATTCGACAAAGGCGAGCGCGCCGAGCGGATCGTCGTCATCGGAGACGATGTCATCTTCGATATGTGCTTGTTCAATAGCTGATGTGCTCGGCCTTGGTTGTGCGTCATCGGGAGCGACCACTTCTTGTGTCTGAGGCCTTCCCGCGCCGGGGTTGGTGGGACCGCCCTGACCCGGCAGTTGTGTGCCCGCAATCCCCTTGGTTGGTATGTAGTGGGGAGTGAAAAGCGCGGGTTCTTTCTTGGCCAGTTCGATCTCATCCCGCTTTTGCTGGAGTTCGGCCTCGTAGTTTCGTCCCAACGATTCCAGCGCGGTACGGTTCGAGACAATGCCCTGTTGCGTCTCGAATTGGACTTGTGAGAGGCGGATCCTATCATCAACCAATACGTTCGGATCGTAGTGGACCTCGACATGGTCGGGGGACGCGCCGCCGACACGATTGAGATAGCACAACGTCCAGAACACCCGCTCTGTGGGCCGTCGAATCATCCGCCGATTGCTCAGAATGCGCTGAGCCCACGGCTTGACAGAAATGTAGCCGGATGCGTAGGGAATGCCCGAGCGGCCGCCGGCACCGTGACCGACAGGATAGAAGACGGCGGGAATGCCGAGTACATCCATGACGCGCTGAAGCGCGGACGCATACTTCTCGCGTGAGAACAGCTCTATGGGTGGCACTACCCAACGCACATTGAAGTCGTTGCCGGCGAAGATGTGGGTATGGCGCTCCGCGAGCGCGTTCCGCACCATCGTCTCCAGCGCTTTCAATTGCGGACGCTTCGGGCCGGGCGCATCGGGCTTGGGTTCGGTGGGACCGACAGACCAGATCATCAGACCTGCTTTCATCTGGAACGCACCGGCATAGTCGACGTCCTGGCACATCAAGAGATACTCCAAGTCGGCAAGAACGGTGTACAGCATTGGAACGGGCCAGTGTTCCCAATCCGCCTTTGACCAGTGCTCGACCCGTGTGTGCCCGAACTGGCGCGTGTCAAGTTCGTCGAGGGGATACAACAGATTGCCGCGCCGCCTTCCCGCCGCGGCCGCTATGAGATCGGAAGGAAACTGTTGGAGATAAACAATCTCTTCTTGACTTCGCTGATTGGTAGGCTTGTGTGCAATGCTGGCCAGTGGTTGCAACCGATCCGCATAGATCCCTACACGGCCCGTAGTGGTGAATCCGATGACACTGGGTGGAAGGGTCTCGATCCAAACCGGTACGTACTGCCCATCCGGGGCCAGGGCCGAGCGGTTTTGCAAGCTGGGATAGTAGCGCCACCACACATAAACCGACTCGGTCAGTGCCATGTGGTAGTGCAGCATGTAGTCGATTCGGTCCCAATTCAAGTGCTCCGCGAGCTGGTCGCAGAACTCCTTCTGCTTCTCGTTCGCACAGGCCAGTTCGAAACCGGCCGATCCAAAGTCGGCGCAACTTCGTGCCCATAGGCGCGTCAGCCAGAAGTCTCGTGCCGCTTCGTGGATGCGGCGCAGAATGGTTGCTCGATCAGTCGGGGCGGGTGTGACGAGTTCACGTAGTGGTGCGCCTAAGCCCTTGATATCCTGCATCGTCAGACCGAGCCGTCCCTCACTACCACCGATACCGTAGGGATTCGACTGGAGTACTGCGGAGAAGTGTTCCAGCATCGCGGGCTGTTCGATGAGGCGGACCTCTCCTATACCAGAACCGCCTTCGTCGCGCGCGAGGACAATGGCTACGCCCCGCGGTGACAGTTCAACACCGCGGCTGCCGGCATCCTCAAACACCTAGGCCAGCCTCCTTGACACAACTCACCTCGTATAGATTACTGTTGGCCATATGGCAGGAAATGGGATGATGTTGACAACAAACCCCACGGCAATCGTCGCCGTGGGATGCCATCGAAATGGATCAAACAGGCTAGAACGGGAGGTCGCTACTGCTGTAGAACTCGGACCCACCC